AGGTGGTTGGGGGTTCGACTCCCGCCGGAGGTACCAATAGATAACATCAGTGAGAGGGTTCGATACCCTCCGCTGGTACCAATGCCGCTTTAGCTGATGTGGTCATAGCACCGGTTTGAAGCACCGAGGAACCAGGTTCGATCCCTGGGGGCGGCACCATATTTTTAAGGGTTTCATGTTGACGACTTGCCATACTTCTCTGAAATGCACTGTCCACAGGATGACAATTTGTTGAACAAGCAACTAACGCATTGTCGGTTAATATGCGATTGTATACCCAGTCAAACCCTTGCTCAAATACTTGACGAACTGTTTTGGTACTTGTTGCATCAAAGTCGGTTAAGGAAAATCCTGCGTTAGTGAGTGCATCTAAGAAATTTGCCCACCTATGATCAGTCTGCCTACCCATCGTAATGTTTCCTAAGAAACAACACGGCATTACGGACCAATTTGATCCTATGTATACCGAACTTTCCGAAATACTCGAGCATGAGTCTATACTAGGCAATGCGCCGGTTTGGTATGTTTGCTTTGCGTAAAACTGACCTTTCTTTAATATAGTTTCTTTCCACTGTAATTGATGGTAGGATCGATAACTGGTAATGGTAGGATCGGCAGATTTTATTCCGTATTTACTAAGGCCATTTTTATCAAGAACATCAGTATTGATTCGGTCGCTATTTCGGCTGGTAAATGATTTAAATCCAATAGTTGTGCTGAGATTAAAGCAAGCATCAACTTGATGCTTATTATGCTCAAATATAATCATTGTCCATTCTGCATGACCGCCCGAATTTATAAATGTTTTAGCATTGTCAATAATCTTAGACCAGCTAGTGTTTCTCCTGTAAAGTGAATGAGTATCTTCTAATCCGTCGATTGCAAAATTTACTACTACATTAGGAATCTTTGCAAGTTCTTTCCACCAACTTGCGTTTCTAGCAGAACCGTTGGTATTGATATAAAGACTAGCATCGGGTGAACATTCATTTAGATACTGTATTATTTCTATTGCTTCGGAGTTCATAATAAAATCTCCAAAGGTGCCATTGATAAGGTATGAAGTTATACCTATTAAATCTTCTTTAGGTAGTCGTTGTTTTACTGTGTCTACAGTCCACATCCAGTCTTTCTGTATATGCGGGTGCTCAAAGTAACTAGCGGTTGGATACCGAGTACACATAGGACATACAGCGTTACATTGAGAACTTATTTCTATGTGCAGTTTTTTAACATTTTCCCAGTTTTTCATAAAATTATTTATACCCCTGTCGTATAATGGATTCATACACTGTGCTACGAACGCAGGAATGGGAGTTCGATTCTCTCCGGGGGTGCCATATAAATAAAGTTATGAAACCTAAGATTGCACTGTTCATACATCAACCGATGTGTTCTGTACAGTCGGGCAATGGTATCATGCAAGCACTTAAAAGCCATTATGATTTTAAAATCTTTACCAAGCACGAGCTAGAAGAAGATTTTTTCAATGATGTTGATATAGTTGCATTTCCCGGTGGTTTTGGAAATTCCGATAGCTACGATTATCTGCTAAAAAATAACGCCGATCTTATTAAAGAGTTTGTTAATAGTGGGGGCAAGTATCTAGGAATATGTATGGGCGCATATTGGGCCAATCATTATTACTTTGATCTGCTTGAGGATGTAGACGCTGTACAGTATTACAAGCAACCTACCGCAGATACTCATAGACCACATACTAAAGCAATATCAGTTACCTGGAATGGACAGTCGGACAAGATGTTCTACAATGACGGATGTTGTTTCATTGGAGATCAAACAAAGTTTACTACCGTTGCTACCTATGCCAACGGAGACCCTATGGCAATAATACAGGGAAATTTAGGTTTAATGGGCTGTCATTTAGAAAGTGAAAAATTTTGGTATGACAGTTATACATGGATGCCGGAGCATTGGCATAATCGCAGACATCATGCTCTATTGTTAGAGTTTGTAAATTTACTGCACAGCAAATAATAGTTTTAAATTAAAAAAGGAACCAGTATGGCAAATGTCAAAAAGGGTAACTTGACAGCGCCTCCACAATGGTGGAAGCATTTGAAAGATTGGAAACGAGTGTTCTGGAAATCAGAACGCCAAGCACAAAATCGTAATATCAAAAAAGGAGATTGACATGAAACGAGGTAAACGATAGTGTCGCTCTAGATCCCGTATTGGTCTAGGGTTGGCACATTAAATCAATTTAATACACAACCCATGCTAAACTTTAGTGGCGAAGTAACCGGCTCTTAACCGGAGGAACTGAGTTCGATTCTCAGAGCATGGACCAATACGGGATCATAATTCAAAGGTAGAATAGTCGGCTTTTAACCGATCTATCCCGGTTCGAGTCCGGGTGGTCCTACCATATGCAAACACATTTACGATCAGCTTGGTACTCCGGCGCCGGAGAACGCCTCCTCTGAGTGTGTTTACATATGGTAATGTAGCATAATGGTAGTGCAACACCTTCATACGGTGCGCTGTGAAAGTTCGACTCTTTCCATTACTACCAAATTTCAAGATAGACGCAAGGTTCGAGTCCCGCAAGCCTAGTACAGTTTTGGTTGGCTGTATGACACCGCAGACGGCGATGACGGTTGTATAAACTTGCCTTGTCGAGACAATCCAATGAGTCCTCCCAGGAGGATAGTTGGGCTCTTGAAAACCTTTTTGTTGGGGCATTGTGTAATGGTAGCACAACAGACTTTGACTCTGTTAGTCTAGGTTCGATCCCTAGTGCCCCTGCCAATTTTAATTCCGCCGTTCCAAAAAATAACATTCATAAAGCTATTTATATGAGCAGAATTGACATAAACAAAATAGTATGTTATACTAGAGACTCACTGCCCATAGTTAAATGGATATAACAACATTCTTCTAAAGTGTGATTCCAGGTTCGATTCCTGGTGGGCGGACCAATATTTTAGTTGACAAGTACCACGGATAAGTATATAATATACTTGCGACCGTGAGTGGAATTGGCAGACCTCTGCGTTGAGCAGGATGGGGCACCGTCTTAGACATAGCCCTTGTAGGTTCGAACCCTACCGGTCGTACCGAATAGATTTAGGAGAGTTGGCCGAGTGGTCTAAGGCAGCAGGTTGCTAACCTGTCGATCCACGCAAGTGGGTCCGAGAGTTCGAATCTCTCACTCTCCACCATATTTTTGCTCTTGTAGTTAAATGGAATAACGGCTCCATGGTAAGGAGCAATCAATAGTTCGATTCTATTCTTGAGCACCAAGTTAGGTTACTAAATAATTCCATGCAAGTATTCGATCATCATGTAGTGTTTGACGAAATAACATACGATCGAGAAGAGTTAAAAGATTGGTATGAAAGTGTAAAACAATACCAAGTCAGTTTTGGCAAACTAATGAATAAGTTTTCCAATAAACACGCATCAAACAACATGACGCACAATAAACGGTTTAAGGAAGATTCAGCTGGACTATTTGATTCGATCGATACCTATTTTACATTGGGTAAACATGTAAAAGATTTTGATCCGATAAAAAAATTAGTGGAACAATTCAACTTTGACCAACCGTTGCAGGGAGCCGATGTAGATATCTTAATCTATGGTCCAGGTTATAATTTTGTACCTCACATAGACTTTCATATGTATTGTGGGATCATGTTCCCGATCTTACCCGATAGTGATGCAAGTCCAATTGATTTTTACAGGATGCCACCGGGGTCTGTTTGGCAGCGGGCAACAAGTTATCCAGTAATACCAAAAAGAGATCTAATTTATAGTTATAATTACAGTCTAGATCACCCAAGCATGTTTAACGGTCATACCATACACGGTGTAAGGAACAATGATAAACAGCGGGTGTTCCTAAGGTTGAAATGTTTATCGATGAATTTTTCGCAAGTTATCGAAAAAGCACAGGCGGGAAACTTTATATTACCTTCCCAAAGCGTTAAAACTGCTTGACACACCTGCAGTAGTATGCTATAATAATGCATAAGTTAAGAAATTAACACGCTCTTTAAAAATTAAAAGTAACATTTTTGTCCCGTTCGTCTAGAGGCCTAGGACATCACCCTTTCACGGCGGGTACGCATTCCGCACGGTGTACCAAGTTTTTATAGAGTAATTGGTAGTTTAAGTTAAGCATTCTGTGCCTACCTACTAAATACACATAACAGGAGTATGTTATGTTATGTGATTACGGATGCAACACTGCATCTAAGTTTGTTTTAAAAAATGGTAAAAATTGCTGTTGCGCCAGACCCGCAGGATGCAGTGTACTTAAAGCAATTAACTCAGAAAGAACTAAAGCAGTATACGAGTTAGGTAATCGTTTGCCTGCAAAAATCAGGTATGCAAATTTGCCAGCGGACACCAAAACTAAAATGAATTGGAATAAAGGTAATTATTCCAATACAAAATTTGAGTACGATGGTATTGGTAATCACAAATCGGCTCTTATACAAGAGCGAGGTTACCAATGTGAAGGGTGTGGATTGACCGAGTGGCAGTCCAGTCCTATACCGTTAGAATTAGAGCATGTCGACGGTGATAACAAACATAATACAAGGGAAAATCTTAAACTATTATGTTGTAACTGTCATGCATTAACTCCAACATGGAGAGGTAGAAATATCAACTCGGGGAAAGTTAAAGTAACTGACCAAGAGCTATTGACAGCATATGCAAAATGTAGTAACATACGACAAGCATTATTAGAAGTAGGACTAGCTGCAAAAGGCGGCAACTACGAAAGAATGAAAAGATTAATTGCTCTGATGGTGAAATAGGTAGACACAAGGGACTTGAGAGTAAAATTTGAGTGCCCCGGTGGAAATGCCGGGAGTAGAACTCGTCAAATTCGGTGAAGGCTTTAACATGCTAATACCGAGCGAAGCTTAGTAAGAAATTACTTTGAACGTGTAGAGACTAGACGGCGAGCATCTAAGGCAGTAATGCTATGATGAAGGTATAGTCCAGACCACCAAACTGCAAAGGTAGTGAAAACTATAGTGGTAAGAAAATCCCTCGCTGTAATGGCGTGCCGGTTCGATTCCGGCTCGGAGCACCAAGTTAGTAAGACAGCTCTGTAGTTAAACGGTATAACGGAGGCTTGATAAGCCTTTATCACAAGTTCGAGTCCGGCTCCGGGCACCATGTTATTTTGTTCCGGTATCAACTTTGTTTAGTTTATTAAATGCCCAACTGCGTTCACCGCATTGCCAACAATGATTACATCGTCCCACAGTTCTTTCTGTACACGAATGGGTGAGATCAATAAGATCAGTTTGCCCTTCATCATACATAATTTGAAGAATTTGATCCTTGAACATATTAACAAATGGCAATTTAAGGTTAGTAGGTCCGTGCATCAGCCTTATAGGATGACGACCGTCTTGTAATTCTAAAGGAACTGCGTTAAGAGCACAGAATACGATCTGTATATTTTTATAAAACTTTCGAATATCAGTATATCCACTTTGACCCTGTTTTGTGTGATGTAAAGTCGGATCACCTACTTTAATCGTGTGTGGAATTGTTAAGTTAAATTTATTATTAAAATAATCAATGAGCGGATCAGCATATAAGTATGCGCCGTCAACTTTGGGAATAGTAAACGGTTGGAGTCTTATTTTTGGTTCCTCTTTAATTAACAGATAGAACAATATAGCACTATCAATACCGCCACTAAGCATTATGCCATACTGTGTATCTACAGAGATGTTAAAGTTCATAACAATATTTAGTATTTAAAATTGGGCCAGTAGCTTAGAGGCCTAAAGCAGCGGCCTCATAAGCCGTTGATCATCGGTTCGAATCCGATCTGGCCCACCAATTTTGTTTTAAGCAGGTTGACAAGATATAAATATCCTGCTACAATGTATTTTATTATGCCCCGGTGGTGGAATGGTTTACACAGCGGTCTTAGAAGCCGTCCCCGAAAGGGTTGCGAGTTCGAGTCTCGCCTGGGGCACCACAATTTTTTAACTAAGGCAACTATGACAAAAAAACTAGAACGAACAATGAACGACATTGAAAAATGTGTTAAGAATGTTGGGGGCAGTAGATTTGACTTGGTATTAATTGCATCAACCCGTGTTCGAGAATTGAAGCGTGGTGCAATGCCGTTGGTAGAAAACAACAACGGAAGTACCGCCGCAGTATTGGCCTTAAAAGAAATTGAAGAAGGTAAAATTGGTAGAGATCATTTAAGGAAGATTAGATGAGTAAAGGTTCGAGGCCTCGTCCAAAAAGTGTGGATGGGAAAACTTTTGATAATAATTTTGAAAGTATCTTTGGGAAACATGTTCCAACATATATGAAGAAACTAATTCCAGATACTCCGGTAGAAGATAATACAGGTGTAAGTAAGAATGAGTATCAAGATATATTGAGCACCGAAGATACAATACTAGATGCTTCTAAAGATTTAGAATATAAATTAGGATCTAAAAATAAGTGAAATAATGAAGTGTTACAAAAAACTTAAGGCCCCTTTAGTATAATGGTAATACAATGGTTTTGTAATCCGTTGATGGCAGTTCGATTCTGTCAAGGGGCACCAGAATAACCCGGTTTACTCTTTGCCGTAAATAAAAGAGCGTCCCTGTAACGAGAGACCAGGGGGTACACTAGAACTTGACCTTACGGTTCCTCTTTAGGGAATACCGAGAACTGTCTAGGGTGTGGTCTAACGCCATCCCATAAGAATAAATGTTATGGACAGGGTAACTACTCAGTTATTGGGCTTCTGTGGTGGAAGTGGCAGTAACACTTTTATAACTATATCAGTTCTAGCACTAACTTCGAAAACTTTTGATTTGATGTAATTCCTGGATGTGCCAGGTCTCTTGCTTGATCAATAAATTCAAAATTATGCACACTGGTATGCACAAATTTAATATCAAAAGAATTGCATAACTGTTGAATTGCTAACCTGTTTTTAATTTGGTTTAATGCGCTGTTGTTTTCATTGGACAACCAGTGATTATAAAACTCACCGCAATCCGATGCTATATTAGATATTATTCCATTTTCGTTAAACACTTCTAATCTTTCTGGATAGGTTTGACAAAATACAACCACTTTAGGTTTAATTTTTTTTAACCATATATGTGCTAATCGAAATGCAGTATTGTTTGATGAGCCGCCTATACCTAAGTTATAACAAGAAAGATTTAATTGATTAGATACTAAACTTGCCCAGGTTGTTTCTACAGGTATTCCAATGCCTACTGTTATACTACATCCTAAAAAAACAATAGAAGGACTGTTAGTAAACTCATCGCAACGAAATCCTTGGCTGTTAAATTTATAAGTAAAATTTGAATTTAGCCAATTAAATTTTTCAAGAAGAAAATAGTTAACTTTGAGATTTCGTTTATACAAATTTTCCGTATCCATTGGGAGCCATTTCAATTCTTGATTGGCGTAGCATTGATAAGGATTGTGATCGATATTCATCAAGATATTTATATACCACTAAATTGATAAACTAAATATCTGTGATAAACTTTTTTAAAACACATTTAACTTAGATGTAGTCTAGGTATTGGGAACGGCCACCCTCTAGGAAAACGGCATGGATGTATTTGATTAGAGAGTGCGGGATTCGTAAAATGGTATTACCTCAGTTTTCCAAACTGAAGTTGGGAGTTCGATTCTCCCATCCCGCTCCATATTTGGGTGATTAGCTCAGCGGTAGAGTCGCTGCCTTACACGCAGTTTGTCGGGAGTTCGATCCTCTCATCACCCACCAGAATATTCGGAGTGTAGCACAGCCTGGTAGTGCGCCTGGTTTGGGACCAGGAGGTCCAAGGTTCGAATCCTTGTACTCCGACCAAGTTTGTTCCCTTGTAGGATTGTTAGCAGAAAAGAATAAATGGGGGTGTAGCTCAGTTGATAGAACAGCGTTCGTATTTCGCACTTTATGATAAATAAAGTATGAACAACGGAAAATATAACACTGAACAATACAAACTCCTACAACAGGAAAAGAACGATAAACGATTTGGTCCTGTTGCAAAACATACTAAAGAATGTGAACGCTGTGGTACAGAGTTTATATTTGAAGGACGCATAAAAACTAAGACATATGAACGAGCAAAGTTCTGTAGTCGTAGTTGTGCTAACAATAGACAAGAGTGGTGGAATGATAATGCTACGCATTATAAGACTATTGCTTTACAGCATTGGAAACACGAATGTGTTATTTGCGGATTTGATAAGATTGTAGCAATACATCATATAGATGAGAATCACGATAATAACGATCCGCAGAACTTAATACCATTATGTCCAAATCATCACGAAATGGTACATAGCAAATGGAAAGACGAAGTTGCTCCTTTAATAGAGCAAGCAGTTGAATACAAATGGGGGTTTAGTGCTAATGGGAACACGCTGCCTTTGCAAGGCAGAGTTAAGGGTTCGATCCCCTTAACCTCCACCATTTAGGAGATATCGGTTCGATCCCTGTCTCCTCCACCAATTATCGCAGTGTATGGAAGTGGTCTATCCGTCCGGTCTCATAAGCCGGGAATCGCAGGTTCGAATCCTGCCACTGCAACCAGTTTTAGGATCCTTTCAGCAAATTAAAAAATCAAACTTCAACTTTGAAAAAAGCGGATCCTGTTTTTCATTTGACACAAATCATTTATCATGCTATAATGTGTTATTAACCCCTCGCTATAGTTCAATGGATAGAATAAAACACTCCTAAGGTTAAGATGGAGGTTCGATTCCTCCTAGCGGGACCAACCTATTTTAGAAAGTATTATATGCTAAGATGTTATCAGATGGTCGGAGTGCCTGGTTCGGGCAAAAGTACCTGGATCGCCAATCAAGAATGGGCCAAGAGATGTCATATCGTATCGACTGACTATTGGGTTGAATTAGAAGCCGCTCGCTTGAAGAAAACCTATTCGGAAATTTTTACAGAATACATGCCCAAGGCAGTTAATTTAATGGCCGCAAATGTTGTAGCCATTCGAGAAATGGGCAATGATATTATTTGGGATCAAACCAGCACTACGATTGCTAGTCGGGCTAAGAAGTTTCGTATGTTGCCAGACTATGAACATATTGCTGTGGTGTTTCGTACACCTGAACATAAAGAACTTGTTCGTCGACTATCCAGTCGATGGGAGTCTGGAAAGATCGTTCCGGAACATGTTGTTGCCAGTATGATTGCCAGTTGGGAAGAGCCCACTGAAGAAGAAGGATTTAAGGAGATTTGGTATGTGGATTGAAAATGTAGCGTTATCTGATATTAAGCAAGGTCGGCACCACGATTGTGGTCCTAACTCCATGCTGATCCAAATTTGTGATCCGCCCGGAGATTTTCCAACTCCCAAGCACCAATTCAAAGAAGTCCATCAATTCCAATTTTTAGATATTGAAGAACACGATGAGTGTTTGGAAGAAGCAATGCGATGTAGTAATGAACAGGCCGCAGAGCTTGTCCGTTTGCTACAACATGCATTAGACAATCGTATGAATGTCGTTGTTCATTGTCATGCAGGTGTGTGCCGTAGTGGAGCAGTATGCGAGGTTGGCGTTATGATGGGCTTTGATGACACAGAAGTGTTCCGCAGTCCTAACCTATGTGTCAAGCATCGTATGATGAAGCACCTAGGGTGGACTTATGATGAGAATGAGCCTCACACCATTAATGGTGTGACATTGGATTCTGGGTTAATTGTACCCAAACACGCAGTAGATTGGACCAATGATAATGAAAAGGTTTTTATGCTTGCCCAAGCAAGGCGCGAGCGTAGAAAGTTAGAAGATAATGATTGACAAAGTGGTAAAATCATGTTATAATTAAGGCATGTATAAAGTAATAGGAAAAGAAGAAATCTTCAAAGTTCTTACACTTGCCGAGGCAATGAATGTTGCTAAGTCAATGAACGAGTTTGTGACCATTAAAGGTGCAGACTTTGAAATGGTAGGTATATTTGGAGTTGACAGTATCAAGGACGGCAAGTGCCCAGATGGCGTTGCTTACGATTGGAACAAAGCGAGCCGCATTGGCCGCGTTAAAAAAGAAAGGAGTTGAATATGCCTAGTGTATTTTTAGTCAGCGATACTCATTTTGGACACCTGGGCGTGTGTAAATTCACTCGTAAAGATGGTGTTACCAAATTGAGACCGTGGGATAGTCCAGAGGATATGGACGAAGCCATGATCAAGGCTTGGAACGAAAGAGTTAAGCCCACTGATAAAATTTACCATTTGGGCGATGTTGTTATTAACCGAAAGGCTATATCAACATTGGCTAGGTTAAATGGTGATAAGGTATTGATCCGCGGTAACCACGACATCTTCAGAGATGACGAATACCGTCAATACTTTAGAGAGCTTAGGGCCTATCATGTTATGAATGGGATGATTTTGAGTCACATTCCGTTGCACTCAGATAGTCTTGGTCGCTTTGGGGTTAACATCCACGGTCATACTCACGCAAATCGTGTGCGTAAGGCCAGGGGGGTTGACGCAAGGACAGGAGAGATCTTGTACAGCGATGAGATTGATGTAAGATACCACTGCGTTTGCGTGGAACAACTTCCAGACTTTGCTCCTATCTTGTTTGAGGATGTTATCAAACGCATCGAAGAAGAAGGTGGTAGTGTAGGTTTTAGAAGCGGTAACGGTCCTACGATGTAAAAATAGATGAAATAGATGTTGACAACGATGTCTATTTCGTCTATAATAAATGTTTAAGTTAAGAAAATAAGTTTTTAGGTTGCGTTCAGCAAATTTTAAAATTCAACTTGTAATTGAAAAATAAGCAACCTGTCATTTTAACGAAAGGAGAACGAGATGACTACATTCGCAGAAGCAGTTAAGTCTACCCCAGAGGTAGCTCGTACCGAAAACGGTATGAAGGCAAAGGCTCATTCGGGCAATGCCCTTGTAGATCTATTCTACAAGATTGGTGCAAGCCGTGGTAAGTCTGTAACCGCAGACTTCGAAAAGGCTTTCCAGGAAGATAGCAATATCGCAATGAAAATTGCTTTATGGACACGCGATGTTCGTGGCGGTGCTGGTGAGCGCCAGTTGTTTCGTGATCTCCTTGTTCACCTAGAAATGCTTCACCCAGAGATTCTGGAATCAGTGTTGCCTTTCGTAAGTGAATTTGGTCGATGGGATGATCTGTTGGTATTCAAGACCGAAAAGTTCAAGCACATGGCATATACTTTAATCGGTGATGCTTTGCGTGAACGCAACGGTCTTTGTGCCAAGTGGATACCTCGTCAAGGGCCGATCGCAGTGGAGATCCGTAAGTTTTACGGGATGACTCCAAAGCAGTACCGTAAGAGTCTAGTGGCTCTTACCAATGTTGTAGAAACAAAGATGTGTGCCCAAGACTGGGATGGCATCGAGTTTGGCAAGTTGCCTTCATTGGCTTCTGCTCGTTACAACAAGGCTTTTGGTCGTAATGCCAAGGCGTCATACGAAGCCTACAAGGCTCGGTTGACTGCGGGTACAGACAAGGTAAATGCTTCGGCTGTTTACCCATACGATGTCATCAAGACCTTGCGTCATGGTGGCGATAGCGTGGTAGCAGATGCTCAATGGGCATCACTACCAAACTACATTGGTGATGCTAGCGTTATGCCGTTGGTTGATGTTAGCGGTTCGATGAGCTGTGCAGTTGGCGGAAACGCTAACTTGATGTGCATCGATGTTGCCTTGTCGTTAGGTCTGTACTGTGCTGATAAGAACACAGGTGTATTCAAGGATACATTCTTGACTTTCAGTGCTAAGCCAAAGGCACAGGTCGTTAAGGGTTCGCTATCTGAAAAGATGGCACAAATGAACTCTAGCGATTGGGGCATGAACACTAACCTACATGCGGCGTTTGAAGAAATTCTACGCATTGCAGTCAAGGGCGGTGTGAACGCAAGTGACATGCCAAAGACTTTGCTGATCTTGTCCGACATGCAATTTGACGCTTGCGTCAAGCACGACGACTCTGCTATGCAGATGATCAAGCGTAAGTACAAGGAAGCAGGATACGAAGTACCAAATGTAGTTTTCTGGAACTTAAACTCTAAGGACAATGTCCCTGTTAAGTTTGATAAGAAGGGAACTGCTCTGGTGTCTGGGTTCAGTCCAGCAGTTATGAAGGGTGTCCTATCGGGCACTGACATGACTCCATATGGTATCATGATGGCAACTGTAGACACCGAACGCTACAGTGTTTTATAAATAGTTTTTTAGGCTAGGTTCAGCAATCCATAATTACATGGAATGCTAATCTTATGTTACTAACTGGAGCCTTAATTGGCTTTGAAGGTTAGCAATGAAGTAGGATTAGATAGAGGGTTTTCGATATTTGCCTCGATAAAAAACAAAAGTAGACAACTAGCCTGTTATTTTTGGATGAATACAGCAATTTAAACCTAACGCTTAATGCAGTAGACGGCGGCCCGTAAGGCAAGTGGCAACACTTTCTAGCAATAGACGCTAATATAACTGATAGACCGGCAAAGCACCGGGTATGATTTACATACAGAAAAACATGTAATAGTCAACATGAATGTTGATAGGGTCTGGGTGCTATAATTGGCCAGACCAGAATACTAAACAAATTGGCACGATCATCCTGTTAATAGGACTCTTCGGAGTCCTATTTTTTTGACTTAAATATGTTATTAGTGTATAATCAATTATCGGTCTTTGGTGAAATGGATATCATCTTTGTCTTCGAAACAAAAGTCGCGGGTTCGACTCCTGCAAGGCCGGCCAAATTTATAAGGCAATTATGAAAGAAAAGTTTGTAAAGTTGTACATGGACTGGGCAAAAAGAACAGCCCAATTGAGTCACGCCCGTAGGCTACAGGTCGGCGCAGTCGTTGTAAAGGATGACAGTGTTATCAGTTACGGGTATAACGGCATGCCCGCAGGCTGGGATAACAACTGCGAAGATGAACTTGTAGAACATGTGAGTGCCGGATATGGTATGCCCATGAGGGAAGAAAAATATTTAAAAACCAAACCAGAGGTGCTTCATGCGGAGTCAAATGCTATTGCGAAGCTGGCGAAGTCTAACAACAGTGGTGCTGGGGCTGACCTATTTGTTACTCACATGCCCTGTCTCGACTGTGCCAAGCTCATTTATCAGTCAGGCATTAGTCGTGTTTTCTATAGTGAAAACTATAGAGATGATTCGGGAATCAAATTCTTAACTAAATCCGGAGTAGAGGTTACCCAAGTATGAGAACGGATCTCAATCGACAAACAATAATTGAAAATTTAATAGATCCGTTTTCAAAAGAAGGATTCCTTTCTATAGAAGAAGTCACAGGTCTTATTGATCTTTCAAATTCCTATAAAACGATTCGTAAAAATACTGGTCCGATAACCAGTATAGAACTAAAGGATGAATTTAAAACTAGTCCACTTTTAGTTACAATTTTTGATAAAATAAAACAAGTTATAGGACCTTGCGAAATATACAGTGCTTTCTTTTTTTATGTTGAACGCCCCCATATCATACACAACGACGATAATATAAATTACCCAATTGTATATAGGGGAATCACGCTACCATTAGAACTAGCATACATCGGAAAGGATACAGGATATCCTAGTTTATGTTTTTTTGATCAATTGTACCTAGAAGGTGGTGCTAAATTCTTTAACAAATCAAGTGATATTCCAACCTATTACAATAAACAAGTTTACGAATATTCGCAAGTATTGAATAAGAACAACACGGGTATTGATAAGGATACTATGGAAAAATATCTAACGCATCTGAAAATTAGATGGTTAGAAGGATTATCATTTAATTCTGCATTACGATGGAAACCAACTGACGCACTTTTCTTTGATAGTGCTCGACTACATTGTGCCAGTGATTTTGAAAGACAAGGAATTAAATCAAAATTTGGAATGAGTATATTCACACATCTTTAATGCGGGTGTTGTAAATGAGCTATCACTTTTGCAACATTTGCCGAAGTGAATGGTATGTTAATGATTAAATGTATGCTATCGTTAACCCAACTTATGGTCCGATGCGTTTTTCTAGTATTAATATAGTAAGCTCGACCTAGCTCAATAGGTAATTTTCTATCTGTGTCAATTAACCAATCATACTGCAATGGCGCACAATTATTTAAGAACACTGCAATTCTAAAACTTTCTCGAGGCATGGTAGGATGATCTCTATGGGGTACAAAGTATCCCCCAATATTTGACTTAACTAAGAATGTTCGGCCGAGTGGTTGAAATTCATCTAATAATGTGTGCAGGCTTGTACAAGCATCATATACTTCAGTTCGTTGATTAAAGCTATTTTCACTAAGCCGGTATCCGGCTTCCATGCTAGCCTGCGGTAAGCTAGGATTATCTTGATGCGTTTTTCCCGGGAGATTTGATAGAACCAACCCCTGTCTATTGTTAGGTCTATCAGTCCTTGGAAGATAATCAACCCATGCATCATTAAATTGAGCTATCTCCGACATGAATCGATTAGTGTCAATCCTAATGTTTAATGGTTCAAAATCTCCAAGATTTAATAATGCCAACTCATTCGCAACGGTTTCAAGTGTTACTTTACTAACCTCAAACTTTGGAGGTCGACCACTTTTTCCTAATGGCACAACTTTATTTGTTCCCTGATTCATATTGACCTTATCATAGTTGATTTCCACCATTTGGCAGTAAATCTATTTTTCATTGTGTCTCGTAGCATAAAGAATATTTATTAGTTATAGTAGCACGAATAAATATTTTCATATATGATTAACAATGAATATATTTGCGAATTATCGATCGATTTTGATGTTGAATACCTTTTGAATTTAATAAACAACTACAAACAAGATCTATCACTTTTAAAACACCAAAGATTAGTTACTAATGACCAATACCTAACTTCCATACAAAGCAAATTCCAAATCCTTAGTCCAATTTGGAATTTCTACGATCTTGAGCCCAACAAGATTCTCGGGTGTCATATTGATTCAGAAAGAAGCTGTGCGTTGAACATACCATTAAAGGGCACCCAGCAATCAACGACCACTTTCTATAATTTACCAAACACCGTAGATTTAGAATATGACGATAAAAGAAAATTGAACTGGGTTAACTGTGATAACAATGATAAAGTTTTTGAATTTACTCTAACACGCCCTACATTAATTAAAAATAGTGTTCCTCACTCTGTTATAAATGGTCCAGCAAGAAGGATCATTATGAGTTGGAGCATCACCAAAGGTATTACTTTTGAAGAAGCAAGGGAATTTTTTAAAAATGAAGTTTGATGTTTTCTTTATTAGTTACAACGAAACAGACCAAGAAGAAAACTGGCAAAGAGTTTTAAGTTTACATCCCACGGCAATAAGATTACACGGGATAAAAGGTATTGATATTGTGCATGTTATCTGTGATAATCTGGCAAAATTCACTTGGTTCTGGACCGTAGATGGCGATAATTACTTAAAAGAACCGCTAAAACATCCCGGACATATCGTTCCATGGCTTGACTTAATAATGTTTACAGCAGACGACCCGATATCAAACGAACCTACTAATCTCGGCGGAGTTAAACTTTGGAGGAAGGGATCGTTAGTTAATAGTGATATGAGCAAGGGAGATTTTTGTTTAAATGCGGTAAAACCAAAGAGTACATATTACTGTCCTGCTCCCCCATTTTCTATTACCAAATATAATTCGTCGCCGTACGATGCGTGGAAAACTGCTTTTAGACACTGTGTTAAATTAATTACAATATTTAAGGATCGCCCACGGGCTACGAATATTGATCGATATATAAACCATTGGAAATCATGCAAGGATTTAGATAATGGGTCTAATAACGCATTGTGGTGCTACAATGGTTATCTCGATGCAACTAAGTATGTAAATAACAATATAGATCCACTGGTTATTAACGACTACGATTGGTTAAAAAATTACTTTAAAGAAAAATACGATGCTTAATGTATGTGACCTTATACCAGAAGTAATGAATGCTTTGTATGATCAATCAGTATTTGAATCAACATCATTGAAAGAAATACGAGATGCATTTCGAAGGAAACAGATCACGGGCAAGCAATCTTTAATAAATGCGATAGATAAACATTGCGAAGATAGAAATAGCACAGTATTGGTTGTTGGGGGATGGTTTGGATTTACTTCATTGTGTTTATATAAGTTAGGTTTTAAAAATATTACCGAGGTCGACTCCGATGGTAGACTTGAAAAATTTTCCACACACTTAAACAGAGGTAACCCATCGTTTTCTCGTGTTAGTCTAGATGTTAACGATATAGACATATCGAGATACGATTTAATTATCAACCCGAGTTGCGAACATATTTTAGACAACACCTGGTTTTTAAATATTTCAAAAGGATCAATAGTAGTATTACATAGTACAGATTATCCAGCAGTCGATCACCCTAACACATGTAACTCTCTAGAAGAGATGAAAGAAAAATATCCGTTATTAATAACGATCTCGGAGACGATCAACCTCGATTACTACAATAGATTTATGCTAATTGGAGAAAAGAAATGAGTGAGAATTTTAGGGTAATATCTAATGTTGAAAACCAAGCAGAAATGGTTAACTATTTCATTCCATTAATGTCAAAAATGCGTACGGAAAATATAACCCAATACGGATTAACAGGAAGAAAAACTTGGGACGGTATAGATTACGGTGAAGGCAAAACTAGAAGTGGGGTTAGGTTAACTGAATGGAATATATGGAGAGACGATACATTAAAATCTGGATGGATGTTAAAATTCTTAGATTTGTTTACTGATTGCGACATTGGAAGAATACGAATTATGAGACTGGGGGCCCGTACCTGCTTTTCTCTACATAAGGATCTAACGCCAAGAGTGCATGTACCAATAGTCACAACTCCGGCTAGTTTGATGATTATCGAGAATGAATCAAGATATCTTGAACGAGGAAAAATTTGGTGGACTAATACTACTAAACTTCACACTTCTGTAAATACAGGAGAGAGTGATCGATACCATTTACTTGTAGAGGTATCAAAATGAGAAACAATAGATTAGTATGGTTTACTGGGGCTCCGGGATCAAAGTGGTCAGGTACTGCAAATGTTCTGCAGGCTATTCAATCATTAAATTTTAATACAACCGACCGGTCTCCCGAGCGAGAATATAAGCACACCGGGGCTACTGAGTTAACTAGAGGAATTATGCACACTGGGGCATATTTTGGACCCGGTCACGGCATAGGAGAAGACTGGGATCAACTGAGTACATTAGACCCAGTTGATATTGAAACACAAATTTTAAAAGAATGGCACGAACCTGCTGTCGGTAAGCTGTTAGTAAAGAGTCATTTCTTATCGCATCAATTGGATTTTATTGCAGAACAATGGACAAATAATCCTATCATAATGGTGTTTAGGCCAAATGATAGATGCGAACGGGGTTGGGTTGGTGCAGATGGGTGGAATATATCATATCCTAATTATCGCCCTTACTATAAAGACGATAATACAATGAGAGCTATGATAGCTGAACACAATCAATTAATGAAAGATTTTTGTAACAAGCATAATTTAGTCGAACATAAATTTGACGCACAATTTCTAAAAGAACACTTTAGTTGGACAACTGACGAGATTATAGATTTAACACATCGCGCATGGGTAGAAAAACATCTAACACATACCAACACCATGGACGATGTTACTATAGCAATATATAATCAAGATAAGCTAAGTTAATTAAGACTTAGCATATACAAAATATAATCTATCGTTGTTATCTTTTTTAAAGGTCTCTAGTTCTAGATTATGTTTCTTTCCTAGTTCGTACGCAACTTCAAAACTCCAAGGAAAAATATCCACATATGGACCAGTTGGCCATAATATGCCAGGGTTAGCCCTAAAGTACATTTTTCCGCCTGGCATAAGCACTTCAACTAGACGAGAAAATCTTTCCTCAATCTCTTCTCTACTGTTAAAGTTTAAACTACCAAAGACAATAATGTGATCAAAACTTTCGGGCTCACCCTTAAACTCTAGAATGTCAACCATATAGTCAGCACAGTTGTTATACGGATCAATACCCACTAGATTCTTGATACGACCTTTGAATGGATTGTAGCCGCAACCAAAGTCTAACACAGCCTTAGGGTCTGCTTTATTAATTTCCTCCACTAAACCCCATCCACTGTATTGGTACGATCCAGTTCGTGGTTTCCATATTTCACCAAAAAATCTATGCATATACCGGTCATTTAGTCGACTAACAAGCTCTTGTATATTACCCTCATAGTTAATGTTATCAAGTTGCAGTTCTGCTTCAATCGATTCTTTAAATTTCTCTAATCGAACCGGAGTCCATGGTAGTTCTAAAAAGATAGTCAATGGAGATAATGTTAGAATAGCAGTCTCATATCTCGGCAAAGAAAATGCATCCTTTACCTTTCTGTTTATTAAATTATATATTCTTAAGTTCATTTGTTGTTTACCAACGGTTTTGTATATAATGCCACTTCTACATTAAAAACAGGATTATCTACTCCATCTTCAAAATAATCTTTTAGGTTAAAATCTACCCACTTACTAGCTCCTACCCCGTTGGCTAATAAAGAAAAATATTCAATCCTTTCGTTAAACAAATCATGCAATGTATCTCTAGTTAATGGAAATTTTCTAAAATTCAGTGATCTAATTATAGATACATCGTCTTTGTACTTGGACGCAAACTCATAATGATTACTAGTTAATTCTTGAATTTTTTTGTGTTTAAAAAACCAAAATCTAGTTCCTGTAGGAGATGCATTTAGAAGATCATCAAATATTTTTCTTTCCCATTGCATCCACCCAATATTGCCTTCTTCCTTTGTAAGGTCGTTAAACATCAGTTCTAGCAGTGGTTTTGAGAATCCAATTCTTTTTATAGCATCATATAATGATTGATCGTTATAGGCATCTAACCTATATATAGGCAGCACCGGTGATGTTACCCTCTCGTCGTCCTTTAATACCCCTCTAATCAAGTGGTGTGAATGTTGGACACCTAAAAAAAAGTTTAATCGCATAATTTTAATTCATCCTCATTTTTCAAACTGCCTAGGGGTTCCATACTTTATCACTACCATTGCTGTATTTGATAAATTTTTACATAAAGACCCGGCGCCGCATCGATGATCTAATCCATCAGGAGACCGGGTCCTATCTTCATATTCTTTTAACATAAATTCTGACGGCTCTCCAAAATGGTTTCTAAAAAAATCTAAATTTAAATATTCTTTTTTTAGATTGTGTTTTTCTATCCATGCATCAACTAGTGATGTTTGCGTATTAATTTCATTCCAAATTTTTTCTAAATCTCGATCGTAATAATCATACGGGTCGTGTACATGGTCATGTCCGCCACAAACTGTCCACCAATAAAGCGCCTTGTAGGGTATCTGGGTCATTGCCACAATATCCGCTTCTGGAAATAGTTTTTCTATATGATCAAAAAAGTAACAAAAATTATGACTCTTATATGTTCTAATCACCCCGTCTTCATTGTCGTCTGTCGATTTACGAAATGATTGTGTCCCATCTAACATACGAATAATCTCCTCTCGATCATATTTGTCAAAATTTAATATCCAATCATATCCGGGTTCGTTTCCTGGATTGAAGTATACACCTCTATGTCCAATCCAATTCCTAGAATGATTTATGTCCGAATTGTCTACTTGTCCAGCAAATCCTGAACGAATGAGTCGATCGGCTCCGGACCACATAGATCCCGGTCCCCCAGTAATAAAAATTCTTTTTATTTTTTCAGTCATATTTTATATAATCTCTTTGCATTGTAATAGGAAATCTTTTGTGCTAAGTCAAAGTCAAGTTGAGATAAAATATCTCTCCAAACCCTAACAATCCTATCATAAGATTTCCATCTTAGTGGCTTATGTGCATCTGTACCCCACATAAACCTATCTGGGTATCTTTCTAGTAATTGTACCCAATCTGATTTAATTATTCCCTGTCTATCAACCATTCCGCAATCAACTCGATTTAAAAATTCTTGATTAACAATATTGTAACCTCCCAGGTCATCACCTGTATGACTTACCCAAAGATCACCTACTCGTATCATTTCTCTTTTAGACAACAGAGCATACACATTTGAAAACCTTGATAAGATATAATCTACCTGCTCAGGTGATCCGAACCCGGAATGCGGCCACACAAATGGTATGTTAGGATATGACCCAAGCATATAAGTTATATGTTCAATATCTCTATTCCAATGATAGACTTCCCAATGAAACATGACTGGTAGAGGATTTTTAGAAATCTCGTCAAGCAATCTGCATACATTGGCCGACGATGCACAAACATGTCGTTCGTAACTTTCATTTTCTTCGCCGTCATGTTTATCTGCATGGCTAAGCATTAACTCTCCTAAAAATTCACAACCATCATTATCTATTTCATGCAGTAAATTTTGAAAATATTCAGGAGTTAAATCTTTCCTCTGATCAAACCTTTTTGAGGTACCAAGTATAATCCTTTCAGGAATCATATCTCTTAACATTTTAACAGAATTGACCTTATTAGGTTGTTGTCCCCTTCTTGAAAAAATCGCGATTTTTTCAATATTATTATCATCTAATTTTTTAACTAGTCCTTGAGCTGAGGTATCGGTGTCATGTTGTGCCAGAGAAGACCTGAGCGTTATTTGATCGTCGTCAATAGGAAGTTGAGACATTGCATCGATTAATTTTTCTGTATAAGACATTATTCCGTTGCCCTATATAAATTAGGATTTTTAGGTTTTTGAATGTCATGTGTTATCCCTACATCGGCCATATGTTTATCTAACCAATATGACTCGACATATTTGAAATACTTTTCGTTAGTATTAGTTTCAAGAATCTCATTTAATTTTTGATCAGAAATTTCAATTGGCCAACCTAATAATCTTTCTAATTGAGAAATGTATCGACTTTTGTATAAAAACAAAGACTCAGTACTTACAAAAACAGGATTATATTTTGAAAGAGCATTGTCAAAATTTTCTATAAAGATAGGCCATGTGACTTGCTGCCTAACTCTCGTTTGTTGATGACTCAAAATATTTACATCTCTGCTTATTACTGCTACTGTAACATCAAACCCTGCTTCTTCAGCAGTTTCGATAAATTCTTGGTATTTAGGAATCTTAGTGTTCTCGTCGGTCATCAATGGTCCATTAAACGGAACATACGGGCAACTTATACTAGTAAAATAAAAATCATGGGGCCATTTGAGGTCTTTAAACAATGATGGATTTTCCCAAACTTCTGCAAATGGCTCAAGGCCGTGACCGACCCAATACTCTTGAGTTAGTTGTTTCCAGCCTTGTACTTTGGGAGATTGACTGAACACTTTGCTCCACATATGATTGCCCGATCCTTGGGGGCCAGTTAAAATTAATAATCTTCTTTTCATGTTATCTTATATAAAAAAAATTAGTTCCATTATTTTCAAATATGATATTATCTTTGTTCGCGTTTTTATAAAAATTATATAACTTATTATATTGTCTACTATAATATTCTACAACGATAGAATGATTAATTTCCGAAAAAGGTAACATTCTTCGACCGGAGAATATCCTTGGTTGCGTAAGTTGATCCACATTACTGTCATCAGTTATGACTCCGGTAAATATTGCGTCTGGAAATTCCTCAATTAAGTTGTCTAAACTTTCCGTTACCTCCCACCCGTAATAAAAAAATGTAGAGTCTGGAAATTCAATTAAATTCTGTGTTATTGCCGATGATACTTTTAAAAACGGATCCTCTCTCTTAGGTAAGTCACTGTACTGTCCAAAATTAAAATAAATTCTGTTATCATCATTACTTACGGGAAAATATTTTTCTATTTTGTTCAGGATACCCAATCTGTTAAATCCTAATGGTGTGCATACAAATACTAGTTTCATCCTTCCTTAACCCAGGTGAATGTTAATCGTAAATTATCACTTAATGTTACTGGTTTGATAATTTTTAAATTATGTTTATTGGTAAAATACACGATATCGTTAAGTGTCCAAGGATACACCGCCATCTTAGGAGAGATAATATTTTCTAATACTGGATTGACCCTCATGTATATTCTTCCGCCGGGCTTACACCAATATACTAATCTATCTATCTGTTTTTCAATTAGATCAAAGGAATGTAAATTAGTAGACCCTAACGCAATTACAACATCATAAAAATTTGGGTCTTGCTGAAAATCTAGTAAATCAACCACAACATCGGCGGCGGAATTATATTTGTCTATCCCTGTTAAATTTTTTATTTTTCCTTTAAATGGATGGTATCCACACCCAACATCGAGCACAACTAAGTCGGCTGTAATTTCAGAGGCTATAACATCGTAATCATTAAACTCTCCATCTAGATGCGTTGGCCTCCAATACCCATTTTTTGTAGGGTCGGAATTATTTGTAAAATATTCTTTAAGATATTCTTCGTTGGTCATTTTGGTGCCTTAGGGTTATTAATATAATAAAATTTGTAATTAGAAGGGGCATCTGGGATATTAAAATTTTCAAGTTTTTGATTTTTTAAAAATTCAGTCAATATCTTATACTGTAATTCTGCCTTTTTATAAAATAAATCTACAAAATCTCCGCGGCGGCGACGCTCGGGAGATTTTATACTATGTGCTTTACGATAAGTCGCGGCGTCTATAATTTTTTGAGAATCAAAGGGACAAAGTCCTATCAAAAATTCTGCGTTGGGAAATTCTAAAATAAGATCATGTATGCACTCAACTAGTTCCCATCCATAATATATCTTAATTTCATCTTTAAATAATTCTCGATGTTCTTTTATAGTTTCTCTAATTCTATCTATTGGTAATATTCTGCGTTTTGCTGATTCAATTCTTCCCATTGACCCAAATTTAAATTCAAGGCGTGATGTTGAACCGATATCAATTACAGAGTCAATATGGTTAGCCATCCAACCCCATTTGGGGGATAATGGAACCACTATAAAAATAATCCTATTACCCATTATGTTTTTTACCCCCGGTGTGTATTAAATCTGTTAATAATATGCCTACAGAATTCTCTTTATCTAACCAATGTTCTGTTATAGGGGTGATATATTTTTTATTAGGGCTTTCTGTAATAAATTTTAAAATATCAGGATTGGTATAATCGATAGGAAAATCTAATACTTTTGAAAGATACTGCAAGTACTCTTGCTTGTAACAGAAAAATGTTTCTAAACTTAAGAAATGTACAGGAAATTTGCTAGGTAATAAAACACTAGTTACATAAAGTTTAAACTCATCAATTGTTTCATTTTTACGCAATCTCATCTGTTGTTCTCTAACGATCTGTTCATCTCTACATATAATTGCAATAGTAACATCAATCCCCCAACTATCTGCTTTGGCTGCAAATTCTAAAATTTTAGGTTGATATTTGATACTGTCGAAATTTGAAGGATAACTGATTCCAGTGCATATATGTTGAAATCCGTCAAACTGATCTTCAGTTAACAAATTAGGATAAAGAAACGATTCATTAAATGGTTCATCGTGATGCTTTAACCAATACTTATCTTTGAGATCTTTCCATCCATGCACATCGGGATGAATACTAAAGATTCTAGAAAAAATATGATTTCCTGAACCTTGGGGGCCTGCTAGTATTAATAATTTTTTCAAATATTGCCTCGTTATAATTTTTTATGGCGTTAAAGCAGATAGAGTTGCCTCTATCTGCGTTATATTACTTGGCGATACTAACAATCTCTGGTTTCATAACAGCGGTCATTTCATAAGCGTTTTTAGTCCACCACACAAGATTTTCTAGATTCTTCTTAGTTAACTTTTTGTCAAGCTGAGATTTAGCCTGAATAACTTCATCTCCAATTAACCAAGGATACTTGCCAACACGCTCTTCAATAACTTTTTGGCTTTCTGAATCAGCAATCATTTTCTTTGCGGCAGCAATTAACCGATCCTTATTTGGGTTACCTTTATTGACCCAAATAACTTTTTGTAATACATCTCGGTAGCTCTTAACTAGCACATAGGCATCGTAGAATTCACCCTTTGGTAATTTACCATATTTGGCTTTGTACACTTGCTCAAAACTTTGTTTGCCTACCGGAAAATTAGTATCTGGTTCAATAGAACCGGTTTTGTGATTTGTGATGCCGCCCGAATACCAAACAAACCCAATATCTTTGTCTGCAAAGTTTTTAGTCCACTCTGACGGATGTCCACGCATAGAATTTAATTCGCCGCGGGTGAATGATAGATAAATTTCAGCTTGGCTAATACCCTTAACATAGATAAACTTCTTTTTGTAACATTCTAAGTATGCGTTCATGTTAGGAAGTTCTCCACAAGTCAGCATTAACATTGACATAACATCCGGGTTAGATCCGTTTGAATATCCAAACTTAAACTTGTCTAGCTTATAAGGATCAATTCCTTTTTGAACAGCAACTAAGATTGTGTTGTTATGTGCTATAATTGGCTCATAATCTTTATAATTGTATGTAGTAGCACTATCAATTAGAAACGCCTCTGCTTGCCCGCCTTGTGAAAACCACATTGTGTTGTTATCAAAACGGAATTTTTCATGGAATTTATTTCCAGCAGGGATAGCTTTAGCACCTTCAATAACTACGGGAGTAATTGGTTCACCTAACGCCTTTGATAATTCAGGGATAACTACCGCCCACCATCCACCGTTGCCCGGGACAACAATTTTCATCTCAGCATGGGACATTACTGACATCATTAAAAATACAATACCCATTAACACTTTTTTCATTTTATATCCTTTAAATGTATTTGATTTTTGATTGTGTAAAAAACAATCCTCTAATAATTATCCCCACTGTAATCAGCAGTAGTGATAAACTGATAGGGCGAGTTAGCAAATCAGAAATACTGAACAATGTTAAAAACTGCAACCCAACTAATGCTATTTTATCTGCCAAGGCAAAACCAATAATGAAACTAATCCTACTTATTTTTAAATATTTTAAACTAAATCCAACAGCAATACAAACTATTAGGACGGCATAATCTTCCCAAAGCCCTGTGTATTGTACACATGCCCATACCAATAACATCACAGTTGGTGTCCCCCAATAGATGAATGGAACACGAGTGATTAATGTTGCATATCTAATAAAAGCAATCGCAATAAAGAATGTGACTACTAAACTAGTCATATACCCAAACGATAATACCGAATAAAAAGTAGTGTCGGCTAGTAGTCTACTACTGCCCATGTCTAATCCTACGACGGCTAGTAACGAAATAATAATTACTTCAAATGGAGCACCCGGAACACCAAATAATACCGTCGGTACAAATGCGGTGGCCTTGTGTGCCAAATTAGCACCTTCGGGTGCAATGATACCTTTGACATTGCCCTCACCAAACGGTGGGGATGGATTTTTATTAGATGCTACAGCTTGTCCATATGATAGCCATTCGCTAATGCTACCGCCTAGGGCAGGCAATGCTCCAACAATGGCCCCAATGACTCCACCCTGAAAACTATCTTTCTTTGAATCCCAAACATCTCGAGCGCCTTGTTTAATTTGTTCCCAGTTATTTTTTGCGCTTTCTAGATATACCGATTTTGATCTGAATGCTTCTAAAATTTCTGGTATGGCCATTACACCTGCCATCAGCGGAGCGGCTTGTATTCCATCTGCTAGGTATAGCCAGCCAAGTGTAAATCGTTGATCTCCGCTAACTGGATCAGTCCCAATCAGACCTACAAAAATACCTAATGCTAGTCCAATGATACCCCTAACCCAATAATCGCTACTGATCATTGTTACGCAGGCAAAGGCTAAGATTAAGAATGCTAGCATCTCCGGAATTCCAAATGCTAATACTAATCCTTTATAGTAGGGTAAAAGCATAATAGCAAGTACACCCCAAAATAGCCCCTGCAGAGTAGCACTAAATACGGCGGCACTCATTGCTCTAGCAGATTCTCCACGCCTAGCCATAGGATATCCGTCAAGCATTGTAGCAGTGCTGCCGCCGCCGCCGGGAATATTCAGTACTACACTAGCAAACAAATCTCCTACACTAGCCGATACCGACACCGCTACACAAAAGGCAACAAGTCCGTAAGGTTCACCTTTAAAATATTCTATAAACCCAAATAGAGTTAAGAGGGCAGTGGTAGCACCTGCTACTGGAATAATTCCAAAAATAAAACCGTATAATGTTCCTGCAAGTACAAATGGCAAATAATGTGTTAGCAAATCCATTTATTTCCTTTTATGCTTTTACAGTTTTTTGTGTTCGTGCTTGGTAAAGAAATTCTTCAGTTTCTAGTGTTTTAACACCGGTTATTAGCAAAGATACACGCGGTTCGTATGCGGCGTTAGCAGTCCAGTGAGGTACACTAGCATGATCAAAAGTATGAAATTCGCCAGCTTTCCATTGTGTGTAAACATCATTGCCGTATCCTAAAACTTGCCCAGGAGTCCAGTCATTTAACATAACTTGAATGCGGATAACTTTGTCTTGCGGTGCATCTTTCCATCGGCGGCGATGAAAAAAGTCAATATGGTATGGAAAAATTTGTCCTACCTTTTGAATATGAACAGTGTATGTGGTAGGAGCCGCAAATTTAAATGCATTAAACAAGGCTGTTACTTTTGGTCCAATTTCATTAGTTTTATTAATGATCGGATACCCGTAATAATCTAAATCAGTTTTATCAAAGAACTCTTTTTCGTAAGGACGAAATCCTTCAATCATTTCTTTATAATCAACTTTTTCACCGGTTGGATTATCTAGATCAACATTTACTTGGCCTTCGAGTAAATTCCTAGTTCCAAATGATCGAGATTTTGAAATTTCAATCATTTGCGTAACTTCGTCTGCCCAGTCTCCCTCAAATCTGCCTAAAACCTGTGCTCCGTCAAATCTAGGGTCAATTTTATTTTTATCAAAATGATAGTTGCTCAATGCCGTCGCTTCTTCCATTAAGTCTAATTTTTGTGTAGTCATGTGTTTTTTCCTAATGTAGATGTAAAATTTACTCTTTATTTAACAAATTTCTTCAAGAGTTAAAAAAATTTAGATAAATCACAAATTTTTTTGTCAACCTATTTAGTTAAATCTTTTTAAATAACTGCTAAATAACATTAATAAACATCTTATGGGATATTTCAAATGGCAAAAATTTATTTTTTCGTAGGCTATATTGGTTCTGGTCACAGATCAATGGCCGGAGATCTAGTTGACTTACTACGAACGAAGTATACACCTGGAACCATATTTGTTCAAAGTTTAGGAAAAGATCCTGCAATAGCAGAATATGGTACAACTCCAGCTAATGCTACATTGTTTGAGATATCAAACACGATGTCTTTACAAGAATCTGCCGAAGCATTGGTCTTTGACGGATGGCAAATCATAGAAAATATTCAGAGTATTTACAACCAGTATAAAGATACCGCAACTTTTATATTTGTAAAAGCAGGTACACCAGAAGCACAAAAAGAATTCTCTAGAGGAAAATTAAGGAATTTGACCACGGCAACTTTAGCAACTACTGTAGAACTCCAACTAACTGATATGGACAATTTTTTTATTAATAATGCGGTAACAGCATCGTGGAATTATGTTACTGCACTCCATATTTTTAATTCCGATCTTACAGTTAACACTACTAGCACTACCTCAATGCAGATGATATCGATATTAGGCAGTTTGTAAAAAATCTTCAATAGTTTTTAAATTTAGATCATCCCAGGTAACTTTTAAATGCCTGGGATGATCTACTTTTAAGCGTTCATTATTATCTTCTTCTAATTTATTCTTAACAAATTGTTTGTAATTTCCATTTGGGTTTTGATATTCCCACAGATCTTGTAAAGTTGCACCAGGACGCAATTGTTCTAAAGTTTCAACATCTTGGGAATATTGAGTTAAGTAAGTTGGCCGCAAATTAACCATCCTATAATACGCTGGAAACTTTGCAGTAGTTTCCATGTGTCGATCAACAATCGCAGGCATGTCTGTATCGATAAGAGAAATAACCTTAGCATTTGAAAATCGAGTCAACAGGTGCATAGGATTATCGTGTAATATCCAATGTAAGTATTGGGTTTCTAGCACTTTAGAAAATTTAATCATTTGAGAAGTCCATACTTCTTTATAAAAGAAATCCAGATCATCTGTGTTCCACCATTGCTCTATCCGTTCTCCTACTAGGGGAACCATTTGTGTTCCTACAATCCTGTCATAATGGTAGTGACTGATTGTTTTTCCAATAACATTGTTAGAAGAGTATACATCGGTAGGAGAAATACCATTGCGGCTGCAACTATACCAATACACTGAATCAAGTGAACTAATTCCTCGACCTAACCTGTGTCCTCCAGATCCCGGATTTGCTAAAATAAAAAGATAGTTTTTATTATCAACCATTTCGTTGTTTAAATTTTTCTCTAGCATCAAAGTATTTTTCTACATTTAATTTCCAAACAGTTTGATCTGTGTGAAATAAATTTACTTTTTCAATTAAGCAATCAACAATGCCTTGTCGTGCAAGTAGTCCTAAAACGCTATGACTACGACTCATTGACTCAATACCATCGGGATTGGACCAATTAGTAGTGATTACAAAAGTTGATGCCCTGTCTTTAGCCCAGTCTAGTGCTAACGGAATATGCTCGTAAAATGGAATAGAAGTCATATGGGTTTTACTTAATATTCCCAAAAGATTTTGATAATTTCTAAGAGTTGCTCCCCTAAATAAAATCCTGTATACATCGGGACCGACTTCGGGCAACGGGTGGCATCCACTTACACTTATTACAATTCCATCGCAATAGGTTAGAAAAAATTGTCCCCCGTTTTCTAAACACCATGTTAATCTCATAGTGTCAAAACTATTATTATTTTTATAGCCATGCAGATCGCAAGCCCGGCAGAATACTGCTAGATCATCTATATGGTCCTCTGAGAAAGGAACCGTTGTTAACCTTTTTTTGGATTCCATAAATCTATTTCAGTATTTGACCTGCCTAAATAATATAACGAACCTTGATGCATTACAACTTGATCTCCGGTATTGTACCAATCATCAAAAATTGATATAGGACCTTTTACATACAATTCACGGTCAACGATCTTATAACGGCACCAAGCAGTACTACCTAATAATGTAGAATTTTTAGGTGCGTCATTCTTATATACTTTAACATCTGTCAATGATCTAAATGTAGTGTTAATTGCTATCGGACCCACTTCACTCATACCCCAATTAGTCATAAAAGTAGCGCCGCGTTCAACAAACGCTTCGATAATGTCCCAAGTAACTGGATCAGCACCACAAGTTACCCATATGTTAGAAAGATCTAAGTTTTTAAAATTCTTGGTTAGCATTATGGCTTTTGCGTGTAGAGGCGTTATGTGCGTATGGGTATACCCTACTATCTCGTCAATAAATCGATAAGCATTAAATTGGACAATGTCAACTTGAGCACCAACAGAGTACCCGGGGAGAGTTTGTGCTAACAATCCGCCTGCATGGGTAGTTTTACAACAAGTATAAATTCTACTAGTTGAAACTATATGTTGCGCTTCTATTGCTACCTGGTTTGATGATATGAGTTTAGCAGGGGATTGAAAGAAAGTCTTTGGAGCTCCGCTAGTTCCAGAACTACTTATGGTAATACCATTTTTTAAAATTTCTTCAAAGTTTAGCATATTGAATATTTATTAGTTAACTACATACATAATAAATATACGCATGAACATCTTTACTCTTATAAAAAATTGGTTCCATAGAAGAAAACAAAAAAGGTTATTGGAAAAGCGCCTAGCAGAGCTTCGCAAGCGTGATCCATTTATCTACTAAATTATGATACTTGGCATTAATGGGCAGAATCATGACTCTAGCCTAGCATTAATTGACGGGGAAGAAATTGTCTGGGCCGCACACGCAGAAAGATATTCTCGTGTTAAAAACGACAATAGACTAAATCTAGAGATGGTTAAGGAGATGTACGAGTACGGATCTCCTAAATCTATCGTATGGTTTGAAAACCCCCTTACTAAATCTCTTAGAAAACTTTATAGCGGTCAACGACCGTGGTGGTGTGATCCAAAAGAAGAACTAGCCAGGGTGGGGTTGGGACATTTACCTGTAGAACATGTACAGCATCATCATAGTCATGCTGCCGCAGGGTTTTATACCAGCAACTTTTCAGATGCTAGCATACTAGTAGTAGATGCTATCGGCGAATGGAATACAGTTTCAATCTGGAAAGCAACAAGCTATGCTGGATTAGAAAAAGTTTGGTCAAAAAATTATCCAAATAGCATTGGGCTGTTCTATACCGCAATGACGCAGTACCTTGGACTAAAACCCAATGAAGAAGAATATATTTTAATGGGCATGGCGGCATTTGGAAAACCGGTGTTATCTGAGTATTTTAAAAGACAATTCTTTAAAAAGTTTGAAGGTCCTGACTTTAAACTAAGACATAATCTGCATCAAGGATGTCTATGGTGGAACAACATGAGCGGGGCTAGCAAATTTGATATTGCCGCAAGTGTGCAGGCTGTTATGGAAGAATATCTTTTAAAAACCGCACAATGGATTAAACAAAATCTACCTAGCAAAAATTTAATATTCATGGGTGGGTGTGCGTTAAACTGTGTAGCCAATAGCATTATCGCAAAGAAGGCAGGATTTGAAAACATGTGGGTCATGCCCAATCCCGGAGATGCAGGTAGTGCTATAGGAGCAGTGGCCGCAGTGGAGAAAAGACCACTATACTGGAAAGGCCCGTTCTTAGGAACTAATATAGATAGACCATTAGACATAGAGAATATCGTCAATGATCTACTCAAGGGCAAGGTAGTAGCAGTTGCAAACGGTCGAGCAGAGTTTGGTCCTAGGGCATTGGGCAATCGTAGTTTACTATGCGATCCTAGAGGAAAAGATGCCAAACTTCGAATGAACCAACTTAAAAAGCGTGAAGAATTTAGACCGTTCGCCCCTGCTATCTTAGAAGAACATGCGGATACATATTTCGACATGCCCGTAAAATCTAGTCCTTACATGCAGTTCGTAGCACGATGCCGGTTGCCCGATGATTTTCCGGGTATTTGCCATGTTGATAATACCAGCAGAGTACAGACAGTTAACCGCGCAGATAATGAAAACTTCAGGGCAATACTTGAACTTTGGTATGAAAAAACCGGTTGCCCGATGCTAATGAATACTAGTTTGAATGTAAAAGGCGAGCCTTTAGTAAATAGCTTAGAAGATGCTGTTCGATGGGAACAGATAAATGGAGTAAAAGTTTATTGACATTAACCATGTATTTAATTATAAAATAAATACTATGGATAGTTCAGGAGGAAAACCGTGGCTTCTCGGAAAGTTAATTTCAACTGGTCAATTTTGGATCGGGAAACTATTGCCCAAACACTTTGGTTACATCGCTTTGAATTATGCAACCAGTCAATTTTAATCTCTAAGTTTCATTCAACTCTTTCTAAAATTGTTAGAACTTATTTTCCTGTAAAAATTACAAAAGGAAAAGACTCGGAGGTTGAGTTTGGATATTGCTATGTAGGTGGATCGTACTACAGCGATCTTGATAGGGACAAACAACGATGCATCGAAGTTGTTTTTCTTTTTAATCCGTTTGAAGATAAAATAACAATGAGTCCGAGGAGATACCATCGTGTTTGTTATCTAATTGCTGACACCATACTACATGAAATAATCCACATGAGACAATACCGCAGGCGCAAATTTAAAGAAATACCTGCATATGAAAGTAAAGCAGAACTTAGAAAAAAACGAAACGAGCAAACTTATCTGGGCAATACTGACGAAATAGATGCATATGGTTTTAATATTGCATGTGAACTTATGGACAAATTTAAAAACGACCAGCGAGCAGTTATAAAGTATCTAGGCCAGGATCAAAAAGGATTACAGAGACGATTTAATGGGTGGCGAATGTATTTAAAAACATTTGACTACGAACACAAACATCCTGTTATCCGTAAACTCCAAAAAAAGATCATACGATATTTGCCCAAAGCTGAAGTTGGAAAACCATACTTCAATAAGGATTGGATAAACCGTTGACCTAATCCAAAATTCATGCTATACTTATAGTATGAATATCACAACACATTGCACTCAAATACACACCATTAGGCCGGGCGATTCTAATTTTATAATTCATGACGGATTAGTCCAAGCCCATCGAGCAGGAATTGAAATCAGTCAACGATGCCCGGAAAATTATAAAGATCTTATTCTAGAATGTATGCGTCACAGCTGGCTCAAACCTGTTGCTCATGTCCACGAGAGGGAACTTATTTTTATGGGTCTCACTAAATGACCTTAAATATGTCAATGCCAGGCACCATAGGTGGTGCTAAAATAGTTTTTAAGAATCAAAAAATGATGACAAGAGTTGGAATTGTAGGAATGGGATTTGTGGGTAGTGCAATCGCCGCCGCCATGGATCACGGATTTGGCGGAATAACAGCGATAGATCCCGCTAAAGGATACAATAATACATATAAAGATTTGTTAGATTGTGATGGTGTGTTTGTTTGTGTACCTAGTCCTCAAGATGCAGACGGTACCTGTGATACAAGTATTTTAGAAGATGTACTTGCTAATCTAGCAAAACTGTACTACCAAGGTGTGGTTATTAGTAAGTGTACAGCACCTCCAGATGCCTATGAACAATTAAACATACTGTATCCTAACCTAGTTCATGCTCCGGAATTCCTAACTGCGGCCAATGCCAAGGCAGATTATGCCAATGGTAGGTTTGCTATGATTGGCGGACGGGTGGGCGTTTATCAACGAGAAGCTGAAAGACTTATCCGAATTGGGCAACAATCTCTAGGCGAAAATGTAGTTCATTGTACCATAGGCGAAGCAAGCCTTGCCAAATATGCAATTAATTCGTTTATGAGCACTAAGGTTGTCTTTATGAACGAGGTGTATCAACTTGCTCAGGCAATGAATCTAAACTATGATAATATTGCCGGAATGATCAGAATGGATCATCGCATTGGATCGAGTCACTTACAAGTACCGGGACCAGATGGTAACTTTGGGTTTGGCGGGGCATGTTTTCCAAAAGACACAAGTGCAATGTTAAAATTTGCCGAACAGCACAATGTGGCTCTTAATATTTTAGACGCAGCCGTTAAGAAAAATACACTACTAAGGTTGACAGAACCTAAATAACTCTGTATTATTAATACAAACGGCAATCCTCTGCCTTAACATCGGAGAAAAATAAAAATGAGCGAACCAGTAACATATAATAACATAGACGACAAGGGATATGAAGAATGTAACCTAGCAGATGTTATCCGCTTTAAAATGAAGCGCGAAGGCAAACGCTTTTGGGCCGGCGATAACATTAGCGAATATGTAACTGAAGAACATAAAGATATCCTAATAAAAGAAGCCACAGAAGCATTTGAAAAAGTATTAGATACATTGCTTATTGATCGCGAAACGGATCCTAACTCAAGAGGTACAGCCAAGCGATTGGCCAAAATGTATTTTAACGAAGTAATGGAGGGACGATATGTTACTGCACCAGATGCAACATCTTTCCCAAATGATGGCAAAGATAGATACGAAGGTATGTTGGTTGTGCGTAGTGAGCTTCGTAGCATGTGTAGTCATCATCACCAGCCTGTTAGTGGTGTTGCTTATATTGGTATCATCGCTGCCAACAAACTTATTGGTCTTAGCAAGTATACTCGTATTGCTCAGTGGTGTGCTCGCCGTGGTACTCTTCAAGAGGAACTTTGTAATGATATTGCTAGAGAAATAAGTAAGGCCACAGATTCGGAAAATGTCGGCGTTTATATCGAAATGACACACGGGTGTGTAGAGAATCGAGGCGTAATGGCTCATAACAGTTTAACACAAACAACTGTGTTAAAAGGTGCTTTCTTATCAGACCCTGGAACAAAGAAAGAGTTTTTTGATAATATTCAATTACAATCAAGGAATGGAAACTAATCCAAACCTAAATACTTGTTGTATAATATAAACATTATCAAAATGGATGTTGTGACAAATGAAATCAAAATTAAATGAACTGAGATTAGAAGCGGGCATCAGCAGACTTCGCGATGAACCCAAGTTTATGGTTGCTGTCAGCAAAGAAGGCACAGTTATAGAACCACTTGATGGACTGGAAAAGTTCGCCGAGTTGATTGTGGCAGAATGTATAAACGAGATTGCCTACATTGGAAAAGCAAATGAAGTATTTGGTGATAGAACCGATAGGGGTGGGTTGAATCATATACTTTGGACTACTGAAACAGCGATTGAGAAGATTAAACAACATTTCGGAGTTGAAGGAGTTGAAGAATGACACAGACTACTGTACTTAAGGGTGCGTTTAATACTGACCAAAGTACAAAGAAAGAATTCTTTGATAATATTAAATTGCAACAAGAATTTGCTCCACGATAATGGCAAAATTTAAGGTTGCTTTTTTAAAAGTGTTCTGTTATAATTAACTTAAGGTAAAAAATGAAAAAACCCAAACTCAATATTCCGAACCGCCAGCAAATGGCACAACGGCCGCCGGCACCAGCGGCCCAACCGACTATGGCGCCAGCACAAGGAAATCGTCCCAGCATTATGATTGCTGTTCCGTCAATGGAAATGGTTAATGCTGAATTTGCACAGCACTTGGCCATGTCAGCCGCTAACTTAGTTGCAAATGGTATTAAAATTAATTGTGCGTTTAACATTGGTAGTGTGATCACTATTGCTCGAAGAAACCTAGTTGACATTTTCTTAAAGAGCGATTTTGATTATATTTGGTGGATTGATAGCGATATGAAATTCCCTATCGACACTCCACTAAGATTGTTAAGCCGCAACAAAGATATTGTAGGTGCAAACTATCGTAGACGCCGTTTCCCAAATCCCAATTTTACAGGGATGGTAGGAACCAGTGGGAAGTTTAGTGAATTTCAAACGACCGATAATAGTCCTGCAATGGAGTTGATAGATGTTCTGCCACATGGTGTAGTGTTAGTTAAGCGAGCAGTATATGAAAAAATACCGCATCCGCATTATCTACAGGAATTTATTCCTTCGCTAAATCTTGAAATTGGTGAGGATATCTATTTTTGTCAACAAGCACAGAAGGCAGGATTTGAAATCTGGTGCGATCAAGAGCTGAGTAGAGAAGTAGCACACATTGGAATTTTCCACTTTAACTACAATCTATCAGTTCCTAAATAAGAAAGGAACCCTATGTTATTTGAAAGCATAGAAATTCGAAAAGTATGTAACGGTGTCATAGTAACATTACGACACGAAGATGAAGACCAAGAGTATGTTTACGATACTGATCGTAAGGCAATCAAATTCATCAAAGATTTGCTGGACTCAAAAGGACAAGTTAGCACCACATCATGAAAGTTAAAAAACATTACAACATAGGAGATATCGTTTGGATCTATGGTATCAATTCCTTAAGCAATAAAGCTACGCAAGGAAAAGTAGTCCATTCATTCCAAATGACCGGATATGACGGAGTCTTCTATATTGTTGCTGTTCCAACTGAAATTGAAGATCTGTTAGAAGTTCGTACTTGGCATAATATTAGCCAAGACCAACGAGGACCGGTTGGGTCGTTTAGAGAAGCTGTACAAGACCCAGTCACTGCTAAAAAGTTTTTGTCTCGAGTTGGTATAGTCATGGAAGATGGTGCATTACATGATCCAGATGAAGAATATACTGGAGATGGGCACGACGGCATGGGATCAACTTCGGATGACTACGACCCAAGTCCCGATGAAATTCATGCCGCAATGGAACGAGCCAAGCAAAGTTCCACAATGCCCCCGTTGAATTTAAAAGACCATCCGCCAAAGCGAAGATACTTTAAGAAAAAGCCTAAAGCATGATCACATTGCCCCAGTGGCAAGAGATGCTAGTAGGGCTAATGCCAGATTATTTAAAACATAAAAAATTATGCGAAGAAGGTCCAGAATTGTTTTTAAGTTGTTATAAGAAAGGCAATTTCTGGAATGTTCGAATAGAAGAAGAACTGCACGGCACAGATAGAAACTTAATCGATACTTCAATGGCAGATAATAATTTAGCTACTCATATTGAATGGGCTATTGCCCAATTAGAAAATTGGCCCAATGTTCGGAGAACCAGTTACGACACCTGGCAGTTTCGAAAAAAACGGGATGCTGAAAAATTTTTGACGGTGTTTCATTTATCATGGGAACAGTAAGATGGCAAGTATCTGATGAAGACGGTGAACGAATTGTTAAAGAGATTCACAAAGTCGTAGTCCATACGATCAATATGGGCGATGTTGAGGATCCGGACTTAATGGTTGCGGCACCCATATATGAATGGCAACAATCTGACGCTGGAAAATTTGCAATGGCAAATGCTATACCAGAAAGTCCGGAATGGCGTCGAGAGCTAAGCCACTATCATATGGGATGGCGGTATGCAATCATCGTTGAGATGGAAAAGAAGAAACTTTCAGAGTTTTATCTGCGTTTTGGTAAACCAGATATTAAATAATACATTAACTAAGGAATAGTAAAGTGAATCCATTTAGAGATCAAGAAAAGTTTATGCGGGCATGTGACCAAGAGGTTGACAAGTTTAACGAAAAACAATATAATATGTATATTAGCCTTATACATGAGGAAGTTGGAGAGTTAACTGTTGCGGAACAAAACAATGACCGAGTTGAACAACTTGATGCACTTATTGACATATTGGTTGTTACCATTGGTGCTATTCATAGCGCAGGGTTTGATGCCGAAGGTGCTTGGAAAGAAGTTATGAGTACTAACTTTGCCAAGGTCGATCATGACACAGGCAAGGTGCGTAAGCGTGAAGATGGGAAAGTTTTGAAACCCGTGGGCTGGGTACCTCCCAATCTTAAACCATTTATCAAAGGAGAATAAAATGTTTGGTGCAAATTATACAGATGGCGGTATTTTAAATTATCGTTTAAATTATCGTTCAGCAGAAGAAATTAATAGTGCCATGGGGCGTGTCTATGGCCACATGGGACTAGCCGTCCTTGTATCAATGATTGTTAGTTATTTTGTTGGTACGAGTCCAGAATTACTAAAATTCTTTTTTACGGGTGCAATGAAGTGGGTAGTTATTTTTGCACCGCTAGTAGCAGTGTTTGGTGTTAGCATGGTATTGGGAAGTAATCCAAGCAAACCAATTGCCCAATTATGCCTACATGGTTTTGCGGCCCTAATGGGTCTAAGTTTTTCCATGATCTTTGCAGTTTATCAAATGGGCAGTATTGTTAATGCCTTTATGGGAGCGGCTGTGTTGTTTGGTGTGCTAAGTTTCTACGGATACTTCACAAAGAAAAATCTAGACAGTCTTGGTAAGTTTATGCTTGTGGGGTTGATCGCAATCGTGATTGCTAGTATAATCAACATATTCGTAGGAAGTAGTGTGGGGCAGATGGTGATCTCAGCATTGGCTATTATCATTTTTCTCGGACTAACCGCTTATGATACACAAAAGATTCGTGAAGACCTAAGTATTGAAACTAGTGATGCTGCCGAAGTTCGAGGTGCATTAAGTTTGTATATGGATTTTATTAACATATTCGTTAACCTACTACAGTTGTTTGGCGGCAAGAAGGACTGATATTATGTCAGAAATTTCCAGAGTTACCCGACAGAATGCCGAGTTGTATAGACAGGCAGAAATTAGAAAAGAGTGCGATAGGATGGAAGACCGACGGGTTGAAGAAAATCGAATAGCGGCACAACATAAGCACGAAGAAGAAAAACGAATTGAAATGAATCGATATATGAATCGAGCTGGTCAGAATGTAGATAAAATGGCATAAGGAAAACAGCGATGGGCGAAATAATTAGATACAGCAGTACTTGTGAAGTTCGGCAGGATCAAACAAAAAAGTCTATCGAAGCCGTAGTTCACGATTTTGAAGAGAAAGATCGTCTTACTGTTATTATTAATAAAAGCGTTAAACTTCCGATGAAATGGAATGGATATCTATACGAAGGCAGAATGGCTGGACTAGACTTTGTTAGCAACGGTCCAACTATTAGCCGAACACAAACAAGTTCAAGAGGATAAAATGGCACAACATACAAACTACTGGAGTTGCACTCCGTTCGCAGATTGGCTTCGCGGAACTAAGAAACTCAGTGCGGGCACAAGTGAAGAATGGGATGACTGGACAACTGCGGCCCAAATGAAACACAACTTTCGTTACTGGTTGGCGGAAGAAGCACTGGGACACATCCAAGATTTTGTCACATGGCCTGTAAGGAAAATATATGATATCAAGTACTACATTAACAACCGTTGGGTTAGTCGGACTCATAGTCTTACCGCTCATGCCCGCGATATTAAACCTGGCAACTGGCAGGATGTGGGGGACCGCTTTTTGCCTTGCCTATTCAATGAGCTGGTTGATTTTGTTGAGGTGGAGTTAGCCTGGTGGCATATTGTCTGGGATGAAGAAGCCCGTAAACAATTCGAGTCACCTTGGTATGCCACAGGATGGTTCCGCTGGCGCACATGGCGCAGTCCCGAAGCCGGACTTGCCAATTTGGAATGGCAACGACAGCTTCGTTGGAAAGAAGAAGAAGTAGGCAAGGACTTTAAAGGTCTAGGCGAGCTCACCCAACAAGCAGTCAAAGCTCAGGAGATCCTGGACTTGTATACTTGGTGGACTACTACCTATCGCAATCGTCCAGATGCTTATGATGCAAGTGGTTGGACTGAATACTGCGAGGCAAGCCGAATTGCCAACGGCGGTCGTCTAAGTTTTGGTGGAGACAAAACTCCTGAAATGAAAAAGATGAGCGACAAGGCACACAAGCTACTTCAAAAGATCGAAGCGGCTTATGAAAAAGAAGATGAGGCCATGATGATTCGGCTTATTAAGGTACGACATGGACTCTGGACATAATTGCGAAGAAACTAAACAATACTCAGCAGAGCACGATGCCTATTACTGCGAGTCCTGTAACAGATGGTTAGAGGATACTTGCGCCGATAGGCATTGTCTTTTTTGTAATAATAGGCCCACTAAACCAAATGACCAAAGTAAACAGTAGTCCTGAACGACACACCTTCCAAAAAGAAGGCGCAATCAAGCGAGCAGAAGAAAAGGGTGAAGAACCTAACCAAGCATATATTGACATGTGGGAACAGATCAAAATTGACGAAGCTAACAAGATTAACGATCCAGAATGGCAAAAAGACAATATGGAGTATGATCTCCGTGGCACCGCATGGATATGCGACAAAGTCAAGGGGTCGGATAACTATGCCCAAAACTTATATGCGGCCATGTGCAATATGCAGTTCATCAAATTGGATGTAATCCCTATTCTAAAAGATCAACGCTGGAGTGCCAGTTGGCGCTCGGCGGGCGGCATTGTTGCTGACATGCAAGAAAAAGGTGACTACATTGACTGGTACTGTAGCGGAATTGGAAACAAGGAAAATGGTTTTGGATTGGATGGATACGAGCCTACGCCAGACCCTGATGGACGAGACTATGTCCCGGAGGGGGTAGTAACTGACGAAATCCGAGAAGATCTAAAAAAATTGGGATGGGTTACTGTGCCTTGGGACGATGATGAATGACATAGAAACTACTGACCGTATCAAAAGCGTGGCCCTGACTCTCGAACAATGGAACAAAATATATACACAGATTGCTAAAGATTACCCATCATCCGTTTTGCTAATTCGAGAAAAGACGAAATCCGTTTTAGGATTTACCGTAAGACGACAGCAAAAATGGAGTCAAGATATAGGTGGAAGCTATTGTGAGGATTCAATTGCTTTGGATTTTTTTGATGCCAAAAAGAAGACCCTTTTCTTTCTCAGATACTCTGACTTTTTAACAAATTCTGGTAAAATTGATCTGCGACACCCTTGACAAAGTGGTAAAACGGTGCTATAATATATCTATATTGAAACTTAAAGGAGCAGTAAATGGCAACCAAATCCGCAGTTCGCAAAGTTCGAGTGACAAGCCAGCAGGTGCAGGCGCATCGCACAACCGCTAAAAGAGATAACAGCCCAAAATGGGAGGGTACCGAAACATGGACCAGTGATCAATTTACTAGGTTCTTTCACGGTGCTATGGGTTATTACCGTTTGGAAAAATCTGCTAAGGATTTGAAGCCCCTTATTATCAATTGGATGGCGGCGAACGAATATAGCAGAGACCAAATCCAAGCATTCAAAGACACTAAAGACACTCGGTGTAGTGGAACCGCCGGCGCTATTGCCGCATGTTTGCTTAGAGGTATGCCCGCTGTTCATCCTGGATTTAACAACGGTAAAAATAGTGCAGAATGGCTTAAGGCTGAAATTAAGCGTATCGTTAAAGACGGCGCTAATGACATTAAAGAAGTACCAGAGGAAATTGTCGTTACTGTCAAGGTTCCGGAAATTAGCATCCAAGATCGTATCCGTGAACAAGCTGGTCAGATGACTGAAGAACTGGACTATGCTATCGATAGCTGGATTACCGATCCTGAAGAATTTGATCCAAAAGCATTTAAGATGATTAATCTGTTGCGTGGAAAGAATGCCAAAGGTGTTCACGCTCGACAAATTAAGAATTTCTTTGAGTCAAATCTTAACGAGCTTCTTGAGCTTGCGAGTGGTAATGCCGATGAACAGTTGCGCGAAGGCTACAAGAATGTTAGTCGTAAGAATGTTAAAAAATTGATTGACTTCCATCAAAGCATCCAATCTGCTTGCGACCAAATTATTGCTGAAGCAAAGATTATGAAGAAGCCCCGTGCTAAGAAAGTTAAGCCGGCAGAGGAATTGGTCAAGAAGTTGAAGTTCCGTCAAGTAGACGATAAACTTGGAATCGTGTCAGTACCTCCGGCAACAATCATCGGTTCACAGTATGTGGTAATCTACAATACTAAGAATAGAAAGATGGGTATGTACATTGCCAAGAGTTCCGAAGGGTTGGGGGTAAAAGGTACAAGCCTTACTAACTTTACTGACAAGAGTTTCCAAAAGACTTTGCGTAAGCCTCCAGAACAGCTCAAAGAGTTCAAAGAGCAGAATACACAGAAGCGTATTGAAGCTTGGTTTGGTAAGATCAAGGCAACTGAAACTGTAATGAATGGGCGGTTTAACGAAGACCTCATTATCTTAAAAGTAATGAAATGAACAAACAACTTAAACAATCAGCTAATGGCGTAGAAGGATTATTGATTCGGTGCTTTGATGGTCGGTATCGGTTTAGAGTATATAAAGCCAATTTTGATTATACTGATTATGACTTGCGTCATAGTGATTTGTGTATCACAATAACAGATGAGGATGCTACTTTCTATTCAGATGACAAAGGCAATATATTAGATCACAATCCAACTACATTGGGAATTGAAGAATGATTTATCTATTACAGTATGGTGATTTCTTAAGGAAAGAGAAAATGTCAATAACCATAACTGACAATCTCATGTGGTACCCTTGCTCCTTTGAAAATCTAAAAACATTTACATTTTTTTCAGGTGAAGTTTGTATCCCAATCGGAACAGTTGAATTCGTAAAAGAATATTGCGCCATTAGAAACATAACACTCCCTAATAATATTAGCTATCCGATTGAATTGGTGGGGTACTTGGGTAGGAGTATTTGGTCAAGCGATTATGCGTCAGTGAAATCTAATTTGTTTGTTAAACCCAAACACACAAAGGTATTTACCGGAGCAATTAAACGAGATATAACCGAGATAGTTCCGGACAATGAACCTGTATGGGTCGCTGATCCAGTGGTATTTACTTCTGAGTATAGATATTATGTAATCGATAAAGAGATTGCTGGATATTCACGGTACGACGATGGTGACGATGCGGTAAATGAAGATCAGATGTCGAATGTAGTAAAACAAATGATTGACAAATATATATCTGCTCCAATTGGGTATAGCATTGATATAGGCATAGTTGATGGCAATCCAGTTTTAATTGAGGTGAATGACGGGTGGTCGCTGGGATTATATCTCTGGGGCACAATGACCAATGTGAAATATGTTGAGCTGGTCACAAAGCGTTGGATAGAGATTGTAAAGGATACTATATGAACGAACGAATTCGACAACTTGCTGAACAGGCTGGATTTTATTATACAGATAAGACTGGGTTCATCACACCTGCTGGCTGTGATCCTGCAAAGTTCGCCGAGTTGATTGTTGAGGAATGTAGGACAGTTGTGAATGATTTGTATCACAAGACTCCTTTAGAACTATGCGGTCCTTTGCTCACAGCAGACGAGGAGATTGCGAAACATTTTTACGGAGTTGAAGAATGAAATTAACTAATCACAGCCGAAATAATCTCTTAGAAACATTCTCCAGGTGGGATGTTCCTAAAGAATTTTCTGACCCCATGTACAACTATCTTGTTCACGGGTACAATCCTGGCAGTTGTTTTACCAGTATATTAGCCAATGACTTTGCTCGCGCAATTGCCCGCAGTCATCCTGCTAATACAATTAATGCGTTTAAGTCATTGTCTGGATGGATGCGAGAATACATGCCAAAAGAAGCCTATGGTAGTTATAAAGCCGTAGATGACTGGTGCTATCTTAAAGAAGATGCTCGCAGAGCCGTACTAGAGAATCACAGATTAGTGTATTCTACTAAAGAAGAAGTTTGGGCTGTGTTAAAAGATACACCTACCACCGAACCACACTTGTATTAAGGGGATTAACTAATGAGTCCATTTGAACCATTGCGTGATGACCTAATGGTGCAACAGCAGATATCAAATAGTTGGGAACATATGGTCGGTGTTATTATGTTAAACCAAACTGGAAGAAAACCAGTTAAGACAACATTGCCAGAATTTCTTTATTGGTTTCCTACTCCCAATACATTGATCAACGCCGATGAAGATTTTGTTAAAAGTATCATCCAACCTCTGGGTATGTTAAATGTACGATACAAACGACTAATCGGAATGAGCCAAGACTACTTGACTTGGGATGGAGATGATGCTACAATGTTATACGGCATCGGAAAATACGGTAGCGATAGTTATGAAATTTTCTTCAAAAATAACTATGATGTCGACCCCACTGATAAAGAACTCAAACGATATTTGCAAGAAAATACTTTGGAATCAAATAATGAAGAAAATATATTACGAAAAAGTAGGGCGACGGTACAAACCCGTTTCTGAATATGATAGTACCTATGTAGATAGTTTTTCAAAAGGTGCTCATCTTGTCATGTGTTACCCCGGCGGTTCTACACGCATGTTTAATATTGATCCCGATTATGCCGCCTTACTTGCTGCCAGTCGAGTTGCCGAGGAAGCTATGAGCAAGGCCATACAACGAGCCAGCGAAATGCGTCCTCATCACACACCTATTACGGAAAAGCAAAAGAAGGCCTGGGAAAACTTATCAAAGGCATTTGGCAGTGATCGGTATTACATTGAAATTCCTAGTGCAAAAGAAATCGCCGAAGCAGGAATAAAGGCTTTACAAGATGAAGCAATGATGCTATACTCTACTAATGAACCAGTAAAGAAAGCATTAGCCCACCTGTTACTGATTGCTAAACTAACCAAGGAAACAAAATGATCACAATGAAAGAATGGATGGAATTAGTCGACTATAAGATCACTGAGGGCAGTGATTATGGTTGGTCGTGTTACGGCCCGAATGCCTATACCTTAGACAGCTGGAACGGTGTTCACGGCAAGGGTGGCCACAGTTTTAGCATTATCTTTAGTACCAAGACACATAAGGTCTACGAAGTCAGCATGTGCGACTATACCAATGACCGTGCTTATCGTATGATTAATCCTAGCAAAGTTAAAAAGCATCGCAAGGAAGCAGAAGATCGTTCAGCCATGATGAATCAAGCATGGGATGATGTTGACTATGTGGATTTGGAAGTAGATGACGACTTTATTCAAAAGGCGTTAGCTATTCGAGATTGCGAAGATTACAGCACCGATGTTAGTGTACCAATTGACTTGCCAGACGATCTTCTTTTGCAAGCGGCATTAGAAGCACACAAACGAAACATTACTCTTAATGAGTACATCAATATGGCAATAGCAGACCTAATTGAGCAAGTTAAAAGTGGCGAAATCACTAAAGAAGATGCGGCCCGATTTATGGAAGATCAAAGAGAAATTGAAAATACAAGAACTGTATTAAATTCTTCATTGGATGAATAATGACCTTGCCCGATGAACGATATCGTGCTATCTTGTACGCCAAGAGCCTTTGTGAAGATCTTCTTGATTCAAGAAAGACTCCAAGGGTTCCAAAAGAAGTTCGGCGTCGTGCATTGGGGGTGTTACGACATTTTCCCGAAGACTACTATCTCAGTATGTTAGCAGAGGCTAGGCCAGACATACTAGAGCGTAGAGGAGATCCGTTTGATCCTCTATATAAGATGATTAAAGAGTATGACCTAGGAAAGAAAACAAATGAGCAAAGCTAAACATAAACCCTATCAATGGATTGACGGCGAGACTGCTGATCGTATTACTAGCATGAATCTAAAAGACTATCGTGCCTATCTTAAAAAAGAGATCAAGCAATGGAAAAAGAATCCAAAGAGTGAAGCAAACCCTAAAGGTTATTGGCTACATCCAGAAGATGTGGGCATTAACATGCAGACTATTGCCGCATTAGATTTAATTATCAGCCACTTTCCAGAAACACCGGACGAGATAAAATAATAGAGAGGGTAGCATATGGACCAAGAACTGTTCAACTCACTTACTGTATTAAATTCTCGAATTGAAAATGCAAGGCCTTTGAGAAAATTTTATGAATTTACTCCAGAAGAATTAGAGGCCTACACATTGCATATTGCCAAAATATGTGCTACAATAGCTGACGACAATCACAGTAATTATGTTAAACACGGTGAGATGTTAGCCAAAGTTGTGTTAAAGAATAACAACACCGGCGATCTAATCAGAGACTATTTTAAATGAAAAATAAAATTGAAGAACTCAGTGATAAAGCATTAGATAAAATCGTACCGTATACCTGGACCACTTTGGACTACGAGGAAATTAAAAAATTACAGAAATACTTGGCCAAGTTGATTATTCAAGAAAGCTGTCAGGTATTACTTAATTGGAAAGACGAACCGTTTCCCTTTGATGAGAATCTAGCAGTTAGGTTGCTTAAAGAACATTTTGAGGTAGAATAATTATGAAAAAAGAACTAGACGAATACCTATGCAAGGCATATCCAAAGATATTTGCCAACCGTAATGCCTCTATGCAGACTACAGCCATGTGTTGGGGATTTGAGTGTGGTGATGGGTGGTACAATATACTAAATCAATTGTGTGGCAATATCCAACATCATATTGATTGGAGCATCAAGAATCACGAGTTTGATCTCAAATATAATAAAATGCTTGCCGACGCCAAGGCAGGTAATTGGGATCTGTTTGAAGAATATTACAAAGGGTGGCGAGACATTGAAGATCGTCGAGAAGAAGTACTAGTAACTGAACCGAGAGACATCCGGCAACCATGCACACAGGTTGTGGCGGCACAGGTTAAGGAAAAGTTCGGTACCTTGCGTTTCTACTATGACGGTGGAGATGATACAATTGACGGAATGGCTCGTATGGCAGAAAGCATGTCGGGTGTAACTTGTGAAGAATGTGGCAAGCCAGGTACTAGAACAGGTGGTGGGTGGATTAAAACTGCCTGCACAGAACATGGCGGTGAAGATTTTAACACAGAGGAAGAATAATGAAAATCGGACTAAGTTATAGTAGGTGTATTCGTGATATTGTTGAAGGTCGTGTAGATATCGACGATGTTCTTGTTGTTATTGCTCGTACAGATTTTGATCCACACGATGCTGATCAATGGGCAGGTATCTGGGCAGGGTATGGTGGTGGTTCCGATGTCACTTCAATGCGTGGATTGTTTAGTGGTAGTAATCCAGAATGGGCAGGTACCACTGACGAAGACGAAGATCGTTACCGTAGTGTAACTATTGAACTTTGGGAACAGGGCAAGTTCCATCAGCCTCGCAAGTTTGGTGCTCATCCTCAGCGGAGGCCCGAATATTGGTTAGAAACCTGTTTGCCGGATAGTGAGTTGGAAAGGAATCCAGCGGCTAAGAAAGCATGGGACCAGTTCCAAGTAGTTGCTGGTCTGACCAATGTCAATGTAGACAAGAATTACCAGTAATGATTAGACTTTGGTTAGTATTTGTTGTACTTGCTATCTTGATTCATCTGGGCATTACTATTGTCAGAGAGATGGATGGTAAGGATCGATGGACCTTGACAAAATCCATTGCTTATAGTATACTTGTCTCATTACTAGCATGTGCGGTAATGGCCGTGATTGTTATTTTAATTTAAGGAAACATAATGAAGCGTATTTTCACTCTCTCTATTTTGGCTGCGGCTGTTCTGGCCACAGGTTGTACTCGTATTGAAACCGGCGAAGTCGGTCTACGAGTTGGTTTTGACAAACAGGTTAGCACAGGTGAATTGCTTCCTGGTAGCTTTAATCAAACACTGATTGGTAGTGTGCTTACATTCCCAATTAAAGAGATTTCAGTTAAGGTCGAAGACATGACTCCGTTGGCTAAAGATAATAGCACAATGAAAGACTTTGATGCATTGGTTACATACAATATTAATCAAGCACAGGTAGCTGAGATTTACAATGCCAAGAACCGTAGCTTCCACGCTGTTCACAATGGCGATGTTTACTTGATGTACAACTACATCTTTAATGCCGCTCGCAATGCCATTTACAAATCAGCTCGCAAATACGAAGCATTGGATATGGCTGATAGCCGACAGGCAATGGAAACAGAAATCAAAGAACAGATCACTCGCACTCTAGCAGAAGAAAAGATGGACGGTGTGATTGTAATTGGTCAGGTCTTGATTCGTAACATTGTGCCAGCTGATTCAGTTGTGGCTTCAGCTAACGAATTGGTCAAGGCCAAGAACGAGCTAAAACAAAAAGAAGTTGAAGTCAAGACTGCCGAAGCTGAATCGCGTCGTATGGCAGCACTGGCCAATAACAGCGGCAGCTCGATTGCGTTTATGCAAGCACAGGCCATGTTGAACATCTCAGAAGGTATCAAGAATGGCAAAGTGCAGACCATTGTTGTTCCCAGTAACTTCAACGCACTAATGATGAACAAGTAATATGGACGAGCAAGTTCAGAACCTAATAACTAGGATTACAGATTATCTATCAATGGGTGGACTGTTTAATCCTGAACTTGCCAATCATCTTGCGGTAAGAGATTTATTAATTGAATGCAGAGAGGTGTTAAATGATATTTGATTGGTTTAAAAAGCCCGACTATACTAATGTGGTTAAATTTCCAGAAACTAAGACTCCGTATATTGCTCCGCCTGCTCGCGAACCCGAGACTAAAGTTTTTTATCGTATCGGCGTAACTGATAAAGACCGACTAGCATTTCAAGTGGGATATAGCGAACTTACTATGACTCGTAAAGGTGTTCAAAATCTTATTGAACAACTACAAGTATTCCGAGATCAACTAAAGGATAGCGAGGATAACGATGATCCAACTTAATTTTAGCATTCGCAATCCGTGGAGCGACCATTTTAAGAATATAGCATGTAAAGTTTTTAATACTCCGTTTAAGAATAAATTTATTGAAATTGAAGTTACAAAAGATTCAAGTATTGTTGCATTTTCTATCGGTCTAACAACAAGACAAAGTCATGCAGGACTAGAGTTTGAAATAGGCCTGTTGGGATACTGTTTCCGTTTTAACTTTTACGATAGCCGTCATTGGAATTACAATCTTAAATGTTGGGAGAGTTATGAATGAAAAATATTATTAATTTTATTTGCTGGCAATGGCGCAAATGGGACCTTTGGCAAAAATGCTTTATCGTAGGTTTCGGCCTCATGGGGTCTGGATTAGTTGTGCCTGCTCCTTACTGTACCTATATTCTAATGATTCCAACTGTCATTCTAATTGTATTCACACTTAAATGGTGGGTGTGGGATTCAACTGTAAAATCATATAAACAATATCAAGCAGAAAAGAGTAATCTGTTCGAAACAATTAAAACATCAGATCAAAAATAATAAAGGAAAAGTTATATGTTAGTACCAATGGTAGTTGAAAAGACCGGACAAGGTGAGCGTGCCTTTGATATTTTTAGTCGCTTGCTAAATGAGCGTATTGTGTTCCTTAACGGACCAGTTGATGATACTAGCAGTAATCTTGTGGTGGCACAAATACTACATTTAGAGAGTGCCGATTCTGAGAAAGATATTCATTTTTATATCAACAGCCCGGGCGGTGTTATTACTTCTGGCATGGCGATCTACGATGTTATGCAATTTGTTAAACCCAATGTTTGTACCTATGTAATGGGTCAGGCTTGTAGCATGGGAAGTTTTCTTGCACAAGCAGGAGCACCCGGTAAACGATTTATGTTGCCCCATGCTCGACACATGATCCATCAGCCTAGCGGAGGCGCTCGCGGCATGCAAAGTGATATTGCAATCCAATTTAAAGAAATCACTCAAATGAAGAAAATGTTAACTGAACTATATGTTAAACACAATACGGCAGGTAAGACCTATGCCGAGTTTGATAAAGATATGGATCGAGATACATTTATGTCAGCTAAAGAAGCACTGGCTTACGGGCTATGTGATAAAATCGTTGAAAGCCGTCCGGAATAAACTACTGATAAAAAGATCTTCCATTAATCATTAAATATATTTTCATTATGGAAGACACTATATGGAACACGCAATCACTCTCACAATCATTTTTCTCATTTGTGGAATCATATATCTAGCATCCTCATTCTTTTGGTTGGGTACAGTTAAAAAGAAAGAAATCGCCGTCCTTGAAGAACTTATAACAGAAGTTCAGCACATTCGAAAAGGTGTGGACGATTTAAAAAGAAATAACCCTTGACCTTTAATCTGGTAAATAGTATACTATAAACTCACTAGCGGTCTTCTATGGCATTCATCCCGCTTTACAAATTCTGCATGTCATCAAACTTGCTCAAACTAAAGGAGACTAGAGATGGCAAATTTACAACCAGTACTATATAAGTACACCAGCACCAAAGAGTATCACGATGCATTCCCATGTGCATATAGGCAGTGGCGGGCGGATTCACATTGCAATCTAATCCACGGATACAGTTTTTCAATGAAGTTCTATTTTGGAACTAACGACCTGGATGTACGCAATTGGGCGGCAGACTACGGTGGATTAAAAGATCTTAAAAAGACGCTAGAAGATCAATTCGATCACACTTTGATCGTAGCACAAGATGATCCAGAAATGGCTACATACAACCTGCTAGAAGAAAAGAAAATGGCCAAGATAGTAGTCCTGCCGCGCTTGGGCTGTGAAGGTCTTAGTGACATGCTTTACAAATATGTAAATGCTGTTTACATTCCTGACAATTGGGGCCCAGGTGAGGCAGCTCGCTTATGGTGTTATCGAGTAGAAGTACGCGAAACGCAGAATAATATGGCGTTCCGTGAAGGTCACCGTGAATGGAATGAAGATTTGTTTGCTTAAAGCATGGCGACTATGGGCCAAGGCCCTTGGGGAAAAAGCAGGCAATACAGATCAAGAAGCTGATCTCATTGCTTGCTTTCGCACATTTATTGTGCTATCATATGTAATAACAAACTGCGTTATTATAGCAGGGGTAATCCGACACTGGAATTGATATGGACATGACAGATAAAGATTGGTTAGACAGGATAAGCATCGCATATAAAGTGTATCCTTATCCTAATAAGGAAATCGAAGGATTCATTAAATGGATGTACGATCAATATGGCATTGTAATTCCCGAGGATAGAAAATGAAGATCAATACAAATAATATTGGCGGAGCCATTGTCAAGGCTAATGGTGTATATACCTTGCGAGATAATAAGACATTAAAAAATCTCGTATTATCGCAAACAATTCTGCATGTATCTCAAAATACAAACGGGCATTATCACGCCGGACAAGAAGAGGTTTATTTCTTTATGTATGGAGAAGGTAGTATGCAAGTTGGTAACGATTTGTACAAAGTGCAAGGTGGTGACATTATGCTAATTCCAGACGGGCTGTTTCACAAAGTTTGGAATACCGGTGAATCAGATTTAGTGTTTAACTGTGTATTTGACGGAAAAAGGAATCATTAATGAAAAAAATATTAGTAACAGGCGGGGCTGGATTTTTAGGAAGTCACCTTTGCGAACGATTAGTCAACGAAGGGCATCATGTTCTTTGTGTGGACAACTACTTTACAGGTAGTAAAAAAAATATAGAACATCTTCTAAGTAATAAAAACTTTGAAGTTATTCGACAAGATATTTGCTTGCCGTTATATGTAGAGGTGGATGAGATTTATAACCTTGCCTGCCCAGCAAGTCCATTCTACTACCAGTGGGATCCAATCCAAACTATGAAGACTAGTGTCATCGGTTCTTACAATATGCTAGGATTAGCCAAGCGTACAGGTGCTAAGATCCTACAGGCAAGTACCAGTGAATGTTATGGTGATCCTGCTGTTCATCCACAACCGGAATCTTATTGGGGTAATGTAAACCCAATCGGTATCCGTAGTTGTTACGACGAGGGCAAAAGAGCCGCGGAAACATTGTTTATGGACTACTACCGTGTTCACAATGTTAAGGCTAAAATTGTCCGTATTTTCAACACATACGGACCTAAAATGTCGCAAAATGATGGCAGAGTTGTTAGTAATTTTGTGGTTCAAGCACTGCAAGGCAAAGACATTACTATCTACGGCGACGGTATGCAGACTCGAAGTTTCTGCTATGTAGACGATCTGTTGGATGCTATGCAGGCACATATGAATCATTCTGATGATAACTTTATTGGGCCTGTTAATATCGGCAATCCGGGCGAGTTTACCATGTGGGAATTGGCTGAACAAGTTATCAAACTAACAGGTACTAACAGTAAAATACTTCAACAAGCCCTGCCGCAGGATGATCCAAAACAGCGCCGGCCAGATATTACATTAGCCAAGAAAATGCTTAACTGGGAACCAAAAATTAATTTGGAACAAGGTTTGGTTAAAACGATTGACTATTTCCGTAAAGTAGTGTAAAATAATAACATGAGAAGGAATTAATATGGAAACTACAAAAACATCTTGGACAGTTACAGTAGAAGAAGCAGACGACGGATCTGGTGATCTTGTTATGACATTCCCTCAAGACTTTCTAGATCAGCAAGGTTGGAAAGAAGGTGATACGCTCGATTGGAAAGATAACGGAGACGGATCTTGGACCCTGGAAAAAGTTTCCCCTACCCAGTCAAAATAGATTGGGATAATCAAAGTATACCATGGTGGAACGAATGTTGTGCTATGGTGTTAGAAATATTCGGATTACCCGGTGATAGATTTATGTATCACCCGTACGAAGAATACATGATATTTGAATTTGTATCTGAAAAAGATGCAACAACCTGTAAACTTCTACTTAGCGAAAGATTTTAATGAAAGTAACTAAACGAATTGGCTTTGCTTGTAAGTGGATTGATAATCCATCTCAGGTCAACGGCATCAAACCTACCGATGATTGTAAAAAATACAACACCGGCACAACCACCGTTGCGTGGCTAAATAGGCAGAGCAAAGAAATAGCCGAGAAAAAACTTTGGGACTTGATGGAACAAAACATTGAGTCTACTAGGCTACTTGTTAATCGAGTGGGAGAATTAGATGAAAATCTTAGAATGGTACGACTCAGTAGCGATATACTTCCTGTATACACTCAATCAACATGGTCGTATTTTTACAAATCTGCAGAAGTTAGATCTTATTGCGAAAAAGGATTTAAGCAAATCGGAGATATGGCTCGCAAGAATTTCGTTAGGCTTAGTATGCATCCTGGTCAGTTTACTGTGCTTGCATCTGAAAATCCTGAAATTGTAAATAGGAGCATAGAAGAATTTGAATATCACGCGGATATGGCAAAATGGATGGGATACGGTAAGACCTTCCAAGACTTTAAGATCAATGTCCACATCTCGGGTAGAGCCGGTCCCGAAGGTATTCGCGCTGCCTACAAAAGACTTACCCCCGAAGCAAGGAATTGTATTACAATCGAAAACGAAGAAAATTCGTGGGGATTAGATGACTGTCTTACTCTTAGCGACTTGGTGCCTATCGTTTTGGATATTAATCATGCGTGGGTTAACGAGGGGAAATACATTGACCGGTTGGACCCCAGAATTGATAGGGTGGTTGATTCTTGGCGTGGTGTCAGGCCTACTTTTCATTATAGTCAGCCTCGTGAAGATTATCTTGTGGGGCATTCACCTATTCTAATGCCAGATATGCCCACGCTATTAGGAACTGGTTATAAAAAACAAAAACTTCGAGCACATAGCGACTTTATGTGGAACATCACTATGAATGAGTGGGCTCTTACACATTGGGACTGGGGAGATTGTATGGTTGAGGCAAAGGCAAAGAACTTAGCAAGTTTTGAATTGGCAAAGTTCTGGAAAGGCATCAAAGATGCCGTGTGAGCCGTTCTTTAATTTACAACATATTCCCTTACCGATGTTTAACTCTTTTGCTACAGAACCTGCAGACTTACCTTCATGTAGTTTTAATAAGGCAGTTTTATATAAATTATAGTTGGGTAAGTTTTTTGTACGTAGAATGCTTAGCCTTCGTTCTTCGGAACATGGATTAGGCTTTCCATACATTGGATTGTTCTTGCCTTGTTTAGCAATAGATAACTTTTGACACCACTCCGGAGTTCTAGGTATACCGGTTAAACCTTTACTTCTTTTTTCTAAAGTTGCCTGACTAAGGATTTTTCCTCTCCTCGACGGCGGCTTTCTATCTTCTGACAAATTTGTTAAATTTTCGATGCCTATTTTTTTGATAATTGCTTCTTCGAGATCATATGCAAGTAATTCGTCGACTAAATCAGTATGTAAAAATTCAACAACAACATCTAAATTTTCTTTTAAAATATTTTTAATTTTTCTATCCTTATAAGGATTTTTATTTCCGTCCTTAAATTTAGAATGTTGATATGCACGATCGCCAGTTCCCTTACCTATGTAAAATGGTTGATTATCTCTAGGATCAATTAGTTGGTAAACATAATAAGTTTTCATGCAAGTATTTAGTCACTGACATTCATAACCAAAAGAAAAAGCCCCCGTTAGGGGCTTTCTTATATCAAACACAGCCTTATGATTTCTTTGTTTTCTTCGTTGGCTTAGCAGCCTTAACAGGTGCTTTTGGGGCGCGAGGCTTACGGGCTTTCTTTGCCGGGGCTGCTTCAACAACAGGTGCCACTTCAACTACTGGTGCAGTTTCAATGACCACTGGTGCAACTTCAACTACTGGTGCAGTTTCAATGACCACTGGTACTGGAGTTTCTGCTATTGCAGTTTCAACCTTATAAGGGGCTGCGTCTGGGGTTTCTTGCTTGCTACCTTTTGAATTTTTCAAAACAAAATAAGCGGCAACAACTGCTACTACAACTATCGCGATAATTAATTCCATGATTTCTATTTCCTTTACAGTAAAGTAGAATTATATTTAATCCGCACTAAATATTATTGTACATAAAATGGAGGGCAGTATTACAGTTATCCAGCAGTAGGTAGTAATTACCAAAATTTTAAAAACGGAGTAATGTTATGCCCAACGAAGCTCAAGTAGCAAACTTAGAGATTGAAGAAATAGAAGAAGACGATGATTTTTGCAAAGATGATTACGGATTTGTGCTAGGACCAACCGGTGAATTAAAATCAATTATGTTTCCGGAAAATTTAATGTCATCCCCCCCGGAAGCTGTTACTAAAATATTATCATTATTTGGCATAGATGGCCTACACGAGTTAGAAAACCGCGTACTTCACTAAAGTTAAAAATCTGGTAAATACCTCAGCAACCTATGATCAGCCTGAGGAATTTAAATGCTTTCATTAATTACAATTGGAAATCCAGATGCCGGAACCGGCGATAGTATTAAAGATGCTTTTGAGAAGGTCAATACTAACTTCTCACAGCTTCAAGGAACTACAAATCCGGCGATAACCTATGGCAAATTAGCCGCATTGTTTGCGGCATACCCTGGCCAATTTGCCGGATTAATTTCTGGTTTAGGAATTACTGCCACTAATTTAACCACAGGAACCACATTATCCAGCGCACAGATAGATGCTATTCGACTAATTGCCGCTGATAGTACCGCAAGTCTTGCAATATCTCTAGATTCTATGCAGACTAGGTTTAATACTTACCAAACTAGTGCCACTGCAAGTTATACAAATTTAATAGTACTTTTTACCAATTCTACTACCAGTCTTGCCCAGAGTATTACTAGTTTAGGTAGTAATTTTAATACCTCATTGACCAATGCAGTGAGTAGTTTCAATCAAGAAATTACTCTGCTGAATAACAATACTGCGTCATTAGCACAGAGTATTACAACATTAGATAGCTCATTTACTACAGCACTAACCAGTGCAACAAGTCATTTCAATCAAGAAATTACTCTGCTAAACACAAATACAGCAAGTTTAGCTCAAAGTATTACTGGGCTAGGTAGTAATTTTAATACCTCATTGACTAATGCAGTGAGTACAATTAACCAAAGTTTAACAGCATTAAGTAATAGTACATCTAGTCTTGCTCAAAGTGTTACAACATTGGGAACCAATTTTAATTCATCATTGACCAGTGCGGTTAGCACGATTAATCAATCACTAACTTCATTAAGTAGCAATACTGCGTCATTGGCTCAAAGTGTTACAACATTGGGAAGTAATTTTAATACCTCATTGACCAATGCCGTTAGTAGTTTCAATCAAGAGATTACTTTACTGAATAACAATACAGCAAGTTTAGCTCAAAGTATTACTAGTTTAGGTAGTGATTTCAATTCATCATTGACCAATGCCGTTAGTAGTTTCAATCAAGAGATTACT